ATGGAAGAGCTTATCAAAAAACCGATTACAGCGGAACTCCGAGAACTCAGAATCGGAGACCGAAGGACTTTCCCTATTGAGCGTTATAGTTCTGTTTCTGCGGTTGTGAGCAGATTAAAGAGAGAGCTGATGCGTGAGAAATGGGATGTTAAGAAGATTGTGAACAAGAAGGATTGCCAGCTCACAATACTTAGAATTAGTTGAAGCAATCGCACTTAGCTTGACAGAACTAAGAGTTGCAGAACTCTACTGTCACGGATTCATAGACAAAGAGGTTGCAGAAAGGCTAGAAAAGCCTATATGGACAATACGAACCCATAAGAAGCACATTTACAACAAGTTGGGAATATCATCAGAGCAAGAATTAGTCCTTTATATGGTAGCAAATTATATTGGAGTGGCCTTTGATGTTTCTCTTTTACGAAAATTCGGTCTAGATGCAATCTTTAGTAAATAGCAGAAATGGAAAATATCAATCTTGCTATTATGGCTCAGAAATATCTCCAAATCTTGACGCAAGTAGAAGGCATGACGCTTTCTTGGAAAATTGCTCAAAAGATGGTTGGAGGGAAGAAGAGGCTAGAACGCTTGATGCTCGAAGAGAAGGTTAGATACGAAAAACCAGATGGAGCACCAAACACAAAATGGTTGTTCAATGCTTGCGATATTTTTGAGAACGTAAAGCCAAACCCACAAAGGGTTAAATTAGCTTAAATACCAAAAACGTTAAGATAAATTGGTAGAAAAAGCTAGGAAAAACAATAAAAAGAATGAGTTTTAGGACTCAATCTTAGTGCAAATAAGAATTTTTCAAAACGACATTAAAATTACAAGATTATGAGCATGTTTAAAAAGCCTTCGGAGTTGGCTTATAACTCCACTATCAAAGCTTTGGTGTATGGCCAGCCGGGCTTGGGCAAGACTACAGTAGCACTTAGCACCCCTAATCCAGTATTATTTGATTTTGACGGAGGTGTTCAGCGTATCAATGGAGCATTTCAATGCCCTACACTTCAAGTACAAAGCTGGGATGAGGTTCTTCAGGCACTCCAAGAGCTGGAGACTGGGGCAAACGACTTCAAAACCATCGTCATTGATACAGCTGGTAAGATGCTTGACTTTATGAGCACATACATCATCAAGCAAGACAGCCGAATGGGTATGCGTGATGGCTCTCTGTCGCTCAAAGGATATGGGGCAAGAAAGATGATGTTCATCAACTTCTTGAAGAGAGTGACAATGATGGGTAAGCACGTAATATTTGTAGCCCATGAGCGTGAAGAGAAAGATGGTGATTTGCGAATTGTTCGCCCAGAGATTGGTGGTTCAAGCCAAGGAGACCTCATCAAAGAACTTGATTTGGTTGGGTATATGCAGGCTATTGGCAATAAGCGAACAATATCATGGACTCCACAAGAGAAGTTCTATGCCAAGAATACTTGCAACTTGCCGCCTATGCAAGAGATTCCTTGCATCATTGATGCGCAAGGCAAGATTATCGGGCATAACAACTTTATGTCGGTAATCTTTGACAATTACGCCAAGTACCTGAAAGAAGAGTCAAGTCTGCGTAAGGAGTATGATTCTCTCATTTCCGAGATTGAGGGAGAGGTCGCATGTATCTCTGATGCAGAACAAGCAAACGCTTACGTCCTGTCCATGAAGGAGAAGAAGCAGATTTGGGATTCCAACGCTCACGCCAAATCCCTCATTACAGAAAGATGCAAGGAGTTGGGTTTGAAGTTCAACAGTTCAACGAAGAAATATGAAGCAGCCTAGTTATTTCTTCTCGCCAACATTACTGGATCAGTTCTGTAATCTTTGCGAGAGTGATGCAATCTACGAAAAGTATTATGGTAGAAGTGAGGCTCCTGAGCTTACCGCTGAGGAGTTTCACGAAACCAAGTATCGTGAGTTGATTGATAGAATCAATAACGTAAAGACGCCAACTACAGAATCACAAGCAAAAGGAACGTGTCTTAACGAAATCGAGGACTGCATTATCAAAAAGAAGCCATGCTCAAATAGCGATGTCTTTATCAAGACTATCCGTTCACAAGAAGATTTCTTTGAGATTGTACTTGCCAAGGAAAAGCCTGAGACAAGAGAAGATGCTGAACGAATTGAAAAACAAGCGTCAGAGCTACTTGCAAAGATTGGAAAGGCCTTCATCTATGCAAGACTAGATGATTTTGAGTTCTTCTTCGATATTGACTTCTGTAAAGAAATAGCAAAATACTTTGAGAATTGCATTTGCCAGTTCTATACATCAGCTACTCTGGAGACAGACAAGGGAGTTGTTGAATTGCATGGGTTTCTTGACTATTTTAGAATGAAGAAAATCTTCGATTTGAAAACGTGTAAGTCGTACACCTTCGGTAATTACGCCCATTACAACCAACGTCACGCCTATCCATATTGTATGATTGAGTCCGGAATGATGACAGAGGTACAAGAAGTCGAATTTACGGCATACAAACTGAATGGTGGAAATAGTCGTTGTCCATTAATTACAGGAGAGCAGTACAAGGAGGTATATACCTTTAACTACGATGAAAGCGTGAAGATTCTTAAACGGAATTGTGAGAGTTTCATTGAGTTCTTGGATAATAACATCGAGAACATTGATAGAAGTAAAACAAGAATTTTTGGAGAAAACAGAAATGAGCAACTTTAAGCAAATCGGTTCTTTGAACCTAGCCAAGCTTACCAATGTAGGCTTGATGAATGTAAAAGGAAAGTCTGGAGTTACAAAAAAATGTGTCGTGATTCCTATAGAGGACAACGATATATTTGTTAAGGTAACAGAGAAAACCGACACAAATGGTAATAAGTACACAAACAAAATCTTTGGTTTGGGTGTCGAGGTATATGAGAAGAGAGAGGCGGACCATTATGGCAACACTCACTATCTCAAACGTTCCGTCAGCAAGGAGTATATCAATAGCCATAAGCAAGAGGATGTTGATGCGATGAACAAAACATACCTCGGTGACCTTAAAACGGTTGAGATACCATCTAGCAACCAGGCTGGAACCATCCAGCCTGAACAAGAGGCAGCGGCTAGCAATGAGGATGACTTGCCGTTCTAGTTCGCTTTAAGGTGAGTAATATATGGTAGAGAAGATAATGCTCAGAAAATCTTCTTGGGGGATAAAGTCAGATAAATCCCTCAAGAAAATAGTCAACGACCTTCCGATTGGCACGTATAACATATTCGTTACCGAGGTTGGGTATATAACGACATCATCGCAACGAAAGCTGTTTTGGATGTGGATGGGGTTGTTGGAATATTGGTCGGGGCAACCAAGGACGGATTGGCACGATTACTTTGTCAATAAGTTCATACCGCCATACAAACATGGAATCAGTGACATCAGCACTAGGGCAATGACGCATTTCATGCAGCAGGTGCAGGCTGAGTGTACGACTGAGTATGGTGTCACTTTACCTTTACCCGAAGACAAAGGGTATAATGAGTTCGTTCTTGAATACCAACACTTATAATAAGTTCATAATATTATCTTCTAAGTATGCGGAACTAGGCAGATATAAAATTCTGCCTTCAAGGAGTAGAGTTAGGTCTATGAGGTTCGAATCCTTGATACTCCACTAAATAAAAATATGTAATAGGAAATGGACAAAAAAGAAATAGCCAAAGAGGTTTATCGGAAGGTTCGCAAGAAGCAGCTGGCAGAAATGCTTAGGCGAATGCCACCAGAAAAGCAAGGTGTGGAATTTACCATTAACGGAACCACATACCTATCCTTTATTCGTCGGCTTACCCCTGCCGAATGTGATAATCTACAGACCATACCAGAATGGTACGATTGGGATGGAATTTCCGAGACGCAACATTACAAGATGATTGGGAATGGATGGACGGTGGATGCCATCAAGCACTGCTGGTCGTTCTTTCCAGACTTCGGTCGCCCTATTAGAGTATGGTCATTGTTTGACGGAATGGCTTGCGGTCATATCGTCTTAAACGAGCTGGGCATACCGATAGAGTGTTATGTGAGTTCCGAGATTGACAAGCACGCCATCAAGGCGGAGAAGCAGAACTTTCCTGACATCATCCAAGTAGGTTCGGTAACGGATATTGACGTAGCCGAATTGGTTGAGAAATATGGAGTTCCTGACTTTTTGTTCGGCGGTTCACCATGCCAATCGTTCAGTATGAGTGGTAAGATGAATGGTATGAGCACGGCACAAGGCGAGGAAGTATATACACTAGACAGATATTTGGAATTGAAGGCACAAAGCTTCAAGTTTGATGGTCAGTCGTATCTCTTTTGGGAGTATATGAGAATCCTAACGGAACTTCGCAAGTTCAATGCGAACATTTATTTCTTTCTAGAGAACGTGGAAATGTTGGAGAAGTGGGAAAGATGCCTATCGCATGCAATCGGCGTGCGTGGCGTTCATATTAACTCTGCGCTCGTTTCTGCCCAGAACAGAAGAAGAATCTATTGGAGCAACATAAAGGTCAAAGACTTAGGTAACACAAGTCTCTTCGATTTCTCAGACGATCCATTTGAGTGGCCCACCAAAAAGACGGACATTCCGCATCCTGAAGACGAGGGAATTGTCATCAAAGACATTCTCCAAGACATCGTGGGTGATAAGTACTACCTCAAAGACGAAACAACGTCAACGCTTGTTGGAAAGACAGACAAAAAGAAACTCAAAGAGTATGTCTTGGAACCACAAATGAGTATTGATGAGGTGTTAAAGTATATGAATGATGATACCGAATACTCTAGCTACACAGACGAAGCAAAACATGAAATAGCCATATTCGGTTACGAGTTGGAGAAAAAGAGGCTCCACGACAACTACTACGGAAAGGAGCGAGACTTCTATGAGACAGAATAGATTAGTCGGAGTTGCGTATGCTGAGCAAATAGCCAACTGGGGGGGTAAACAGAAATCTCCTTGCTTGTGCTCTGGTATAGCAAAGCACTACTCTCAACATCAACTTTACCCGATGATAATTGAGATATATGAAAAGAATAGCGATAGCGATTAGGGGTCGCAGCGATGGTGATTGGTTTTCGTCTGCACACTTTCAGAAGTTGGAGGTTAGAGGAAAACAAAAGACATCTTCGCTTACCTCTATCAATAAAGACAATATGATATTGGAGTGTTATGAGAAAACCGACACAACTTAATAGCAATAATGAATGGGGAGCAACGGCTAGGCAGCAACACAGATTTTACTCAATACATAGTGTAGGAGTTTGCTTACAGACGGGAGCCCCAAACAGAGGTGTAATGAAAATATTGGAACTGTATGAAACGTAGATTAGTTTTCTATCCAACTCTATACAAAAATGTGGTAGTTCACCCCCCTACACGGCAGAAAGTTGGAACGCTCACGGCGTTTTATTCACATGGCATCGGTGGTTTTGACCTACGACCGTTTATTTTAGAAATCTTAGAGAAATGACAGCAAAACATCAAATGGAACTTATTCAGAGACAGATTAGAGGGGGGCAAGACAAAGCAATCTGTCTTTGCGCATCTATGTTCAAGGGAGGTGGGAACAATGCAGTAACTTACATAATTGAGTTATATGAGAAGTAGCGCAAGGCGCAGTCAGCTCGACCACGACCGCTATATGGCGCATCGTGCGGAAAGGTTGGCGAAGCAAAGAGAATATTATAAAGCCAATCGTGAGCATTATCTAGAATTGGCAAGAAACAGATACATTAAATAAGCAAAATTATGAGAACAAGAACAGGAACTTGGATTGAAACCAAGGTAAAGTATCAGAAGACACAGGAGGACGGAACCGAGAAGATGGTTACCGAACCCTATGTAGTGGACGCTCTCAGCTTCACAGAGGCAGAGAATAGCATCATCGAGGAAATGTCCGTTTATGTAAGCGGAGAGTTTCAAGTGAAGGCGGTGAAGAAGGCGCAATATAGCGAGGTTTTCTTCAGCGACGTGGATGATGACGACAAGTGGTACAAGGCCAAACTCCAGTTTATCACCATTGATGAGAAGACTGAGAAGGAGAAGCGCAGCAATGTCACCTACTTGGTTCAGGCTAAGTCTTTGGCTCGTGCTTTGAGATACATTGATGAGGTGATGGGCAAGACCATGATCGACTACGACACGATAGGTATCAACGAGACAAAGATTGTTGATGTCTTTGAACACAAGTCAGAGAAAGAAAAGGAGTAAACAATGAGTGACATTATTGTATATGGGGTAGTCGGTGCGCTAGCGTGCATAGGACTACTCCTGCTCCTTTGTGTGGCGTTCACAATATTTGGCGTAATCGCAAACGGAGTGGATATAGAAGAAGAAACAGACATGAAGTAGTATGAAATATGAACTTAGACCATATCAGAAGGAAGCTTCTGATGCCGCCGTAGAGTTCTTCAATTCCAAGGAAAAGAAGAATTCTATCATCGTGGTTCCTACTGGCGGTGGAAAGTCGATTATTCTTGCTGATATAGCACGGCAACTAGACGGAAACGTATTGGTATTACAGCCAAACAAGGAGATATTGGAACAGAATTTCTCCAAGTTGAAAAGCTATGGAGTGGATGACTGCGCCATATATTCCGCTAGCCTCAACACAAAAGAGATAGACAGAATTACTTTTGCCACGATAGGTAGCATCATTAACCATAAGGAAGATTTCAAAAAGTTTAAGGCGGTAATCATTGACGAATGCCATGTATGCAACGCATCGGGAGGAATGTATAAGGATTTCCTTACACACGTTAAACGTAAAGTCTTAGGCTTCACTGCTACCCCTTATAGGCTATATAGCCAACAAGGAATCATAGTCAAAGGGCAATTTATGCCTAACGGCAGCTTTAAGGAGACAGACTATATGAAGAACTCCTTTGAGCCAAAGCCTGGGGTAAAACTAGCTAACAAGTGTATAGAGAAGTTCTTGACAAGAACGAGACCAAGGATGTTCAACGATGTTATATACCAAGTAAGTATTCAGCAACTGCTCATAGAGGGCTTCTTGGCTCGTCTAACGTACTTTTCTCAGTTGAAGCTAGTAGATACCAATAGGATAAAAGTTAATAGCACAGGGCGAGATTATGATGAGCAATCACTAAGTGATGAGTTCAAGCGCTGCAACCTCACTGAACGTCTTGCGGAAATCGTAAATAGGCTACTTCATCCAAAGAACGGAGTGCCGAGAACCGGAATCTTGGTCTTCACTAAGTTCGTTGAGGAGAGCGAGGCTCTTTGCCGTGCCATACCAAACTGCGCCTATCTGACCGGAGAGACCAACAAAAAAGACAGAGAACGTATCATCAACGACTTCAAAAGGGGTAAGATAAAAGTCCTAAGTAACGTAGGCATTCTCACGACAGGATTCGATTACCCTGCTCTAGATACAATCGTATTGGCAAGACCAACAATGTCTTTAGCTCTATACTATCAGATGATAGGAAGAATCATACGGCCTTACGAAGGAAAGCAAGGATGGGTTGTTGACCTCTGCGGAAACGTAGAACGTTTTGGTGAGGTGGAGAATTTCCATCTTGTGGAGAACGAGTCAGGGGAATACGCCTATATGGGGTATGTACAAGGACAGTGGAAATATCTAACAAACGTATATTATTGATTTAACGAATATGGCTAACAATACATATAACAAGCAATTACTCAACGCTATTGCGAGAGGAGAAAAATTCATAAAGACACCATCGACAAAAACGGTAACGCAGACGGAATCAGAGATACAACAATCATGTTTCAGATGGTTCAAACTGCAATACCCTAAACTTGCCGAGGAAGGAATGCTATTCCATATAGCCAATGAAGGAATCCGTATCGGTCGTATGGGAGGGAGGGCAAAGCGTGAGGGAATCGTGCGAGGTGTGGCTGACATTTGCTTAGCCATACCTTGTCATGGATATGGTGCGCTATACATCGAAATGAAACGTCCAAAGACTTTCGACCATGAGGCTACCTATCAAACACCCGAACAAAAAGAGTGGCAGAAAGCGTGTGAGAAGTACGGAAATAAGTATGTGGTATGCAGAAGCGTTGAGGAGTTCAAAACTATCATCACAAGATACTTAAGTAAATAAGATATTATATGGCAGAGCATGAGTATATAACGATAAAGAGACCATCTGATGACGATGAGTTGTTCTATGACGTTCCTTTCACAAAATGGCAAGCGTGGGTAGACCTCATTTTCTTGGCACTGCCAGAAGATAAGGACTTTCTAATTCGTGGCATTCTTGTGCATGGCAAGAAGGGATGCGCCTACGTGTCTAGAAGGAAATTAGCGGAACGTTGGGGGTGGAGTGACAAAAAGGTTATTCGTTTCTTACAATATCTTAGCACGACCCCACTAGTGACCCCACCAACGACCCCAGTGAATAACTCTGTAAGTACTTGTGTATCAGTAGCAAACTATGACAGCTATTTTAGGCACGACCCCACGCATAACCCCACTAGTGACCCCACCAAGGTAAAAAAACAAAAAATCAAAAAAGGCATGACCCCACTAGTGACCCCACCAGCGACCCCAGTGAACAACTCTGTAAGTACTTGTGTATCAAACGATAAAGAGAATGATAAAATTGCAACGACCCCACCCATAACCCCACTAGTGACCCCACAGAAAAAGGACACGACAAAAGAAGAAAAAGAAGAAAGAAAAGAAACAAAAAAGAAAAAATCCCCCACACCTCCTATAAAAGAAATAAATAAAGAAAAGAAAGAACAAAAAAAAGAAAATGGGTCAAACGCAGGCGCACATATACGTACGTGTACGCACGAGGAGGAGTCAACTTTTTCTCTAACTCCAGAAACACCAACAGAGAAGAAACCGACAAAGAAGAAGTCGGAAGAAGAATACACCATGACCTACAAGGCTAGGCTCATTTTCGATAAGATATACTCAGAGAAGAATGACGATAAGTACTATTGGTCACCAAAGGAAATCAAGGCATTGACTGACCTTCTAAAGAAAATCAAGTTCTCTAGGGAACACAGAAAAGTTCCTTTGCCTGTGGACGATGATAGTCTTCTTGTTGCATTCGAGGAGTTCATCAACAAGATACAAACGGTTTGGGTATTGGAGCATTACACGATGGCAAACATCAATGCTCAGTATCAAGTAATAATTCAAGATATAAAAAACAACAGAAATGGACAAACAAATTATCAAACAACAGCAGAACGAAACAGACTTAATAGTGAGCGTCAGAAAGAAGCTATCAGAGCTAACGTCAGAAAACTTGACGAAAGCCGAGAAAGATGGCTCAAAGAGCGTAAGCAAAAAGGCTTTGGAATTGAGGGACAAGTTTCAAGCGACGACCCTCTTGGCTTCCTTTAACACCGACTTGCAGGATGTAATTTGTGGAGCGTGCAGAACTATTGACCAATGTGAAAGAATCAAATCTCCAACCATCAGTCTTCTTGAAGAGGCATACCCTACCGAATACTTTTGCGATGGAACGATTGGCGAGAGTGCCGCAATGTCGTTCATGACTGCTCACCTTATCGTTGTTTCGGATTTCGTTGGCGCAAGGGAAAAAATCACAGAGTTTCAGTTACGGGCGGTTGGTGAACAGATAGTCTCCATGTACCCAACGTTGACAATGGTTGAGTTTATTTTATTTTGCTCACGATTGCGTGCTGGAAGATACGGAAGTTTCTATGGCTCTGTAGATACCCAACAAATATTGAAGTCTTTCGAGAAATTCTTGGCAGAACGTGAGCGTGATTACAGAGTCAAGGAAGAGCGTGAACAGGAGGAGAAGAAGGAAAGAGAAAAAGAAATGGCTAAAAAAAATGCCATGAGCGGAGAAGACCTGAAGAAAGCGATGGATGAAGGGAAATTGCCAAATATCAAGAGATTGTTGGAACGTAACCATGGTGGTTTTATCGGAAAAATCTCAAATGTTATAAAAAATATTGCAAAATAATTTGCACATTTGATAAATTCTTTGTATCTTTGTAGTGCAAATAAAAAATAATATATTCACTTAAAGATTCAAGGTTATGAAAAAGTTCAATAACATCGAGTATAAAGAGTTCTCGACTGAGGAAGGTAAAAACTATTGCGTATCAGTTAGAATCAAGGTAAATCCTTACTTGGTTGACGTATTTCGTCACCTTCTCTACAGCGAGAACCGAAAGGTTGTGCTTGGAGTTTATCCGAAAAGAGAAGGCATCATAGAGTTCGACATCACTGACATACGCTTGGCAAAGGATGTTTGCGATAAAGTCTTCAAACTTGCAGACATCAAGTATGAGTTTGTTTCTATAGTGGATTAAGCGATGAGAATTAAATGCAAGATACCGCAGGAACTCAAAGGATTGGTTTCTGTAATACAAAGAAAGCGTGGAAATTGTGAAGGGTGGTTAAAGGCATACAATAAGTCTCCATACAGATTTACTTGGTTTGGGCATCGTATGATAGTTGACTTACTGTATTGTTCTTATGGAGTCATCGGGTATAGCATCAACTATAGAGGATATGACATTGTCGTTGATAACGACTTTAACGAAATCGACATAGAATGAAGGAGAAAAAATGTAAATGGATCAACATTTCTTGAATGGTGTGTATTCTTGGAATGAAAATTGTAAATTTAGGAAAAAACATGAAAATGAAAAGTTATAATGGAGGTGGACTTTATGTTGAGCAATCAGTGGCAATGAATATGAGCAAGCTGCTAGATGTTGATCGTAAAGAAGAAGCCAAGGAGAATTGCAGAAACGTGTTTTGGACTATTGTCTTACCATGCAGAACCATAGCAAAAAATGAGTTTCTAAAGGTTTATGACTGGTATGATGAACATCATCTGCTAAGGTTTCAAAACAAGAAATGGTTGAAGACGATCAAGAGAGATTTCGACAAGTATGACGATTATCTGTTTAAAGAAATGGATGTCAAGGCAAGAAACCTAGTTTACGACTTATGCAACAAAGTGTATGGTGGTGTCGAAAAAGAGTTGTTAGACTTAAATCTTACCTTCAAGTTTTATTTTGAGCGAAAGGGTATCAAAGATTCCGAGATAAAGGCACAGATAGAAAATGCCAGAGCTATGATGAACCTTTTCCAGGACGCATACGACAAGTTGTTTGAACTTTACGTTAAGGAGTATCACTGGAACTTCAAGAATGACTACAAGGAAGCAGATTTGTCTGTTGGTTGTGAAAAAATGTGGGCGTTCTCAGATGGGAATATTCACTTTAAAAAGTTCAACTTACACCCGACAAAAAACTACGCTTCCGAGCAAGCATACATAGCATTAAACGAAAAGCTGGGCAATGCAGATTTCTTGGACGAACAGAGTCTGGAAGCATTAAAGCTTAACCATTTCGAGAAAGAGGTGAAAGAATGCGAACTTAACAAAATGGGTGCCGACCGACTGGCAGACAAGTTTAAGGTAACCAAAAAATAACGCATTTTTGATAAAATAATCTTCAAAATATTTGCGTATTTGATAAATTGTTTGTATCTTTGTAATGTAAATAAAAGATATAATATTCACTTTAAAATTCAAAGATTATGGCAAAAGAATATGATTACAGAGCTAACATCATAAAGCTTGTAGGAAAAGATGTTGAGTTCGTGTTTAATCCTGTCAAGGTCAATAATGACACGATAACGAGAATAGCAACCTATGATGGAAATCTCGTTATGTATGAAAACGGATTCAAATACGACAACGAGCAGGTAACGATAGAAATGCTCGAATCTGTTTTCTGTGTTATCCTTACCATCCGCACAGAGATAACGGAAAGACTTTTGGAGGTAAACAAGAAACTCCTAGAATTAGGTGGGTATGACACTAAGTACTACAAGGCTGATGAATGGCGCAAATCTTTCGGTACGTACAATATCAACCATCTGAAAGAGACATTGGATGATTACGATTTACAACTTAAAAGAAAAAAGAAATGACACTTAGAGGACATAGCAAGAAACTAAAGAGAGAAAGCGGTTATATTAAGTTTATTCCGCTTTCAGAGAATTATATAGAACCAAAGAAGTCAGACCAATATGCTATAGGTTTTGATGTATATGCCCCACAAGACACCAATATCCCTGCACATACAAGAGTGATGGTTCCTTTAGGATTCGGTATTCAGTTACCATTCGGGGTAGAATGTAAAATCGAGTCAAGAAGCGGTTTTGCTGCAAAAGGATTTGAGGGATATGGGGAATGGAAAGAAATAACTAAGATTCTTGGGTTCCTCAATATAACAAAGAAGAGATTTGGCAAGCATCGCTTTAATGCAGATGTAATCACTGGCAAAATTGACCCTGGTTTTCAAGATTCGTTGAATGTAATCATAAAGAACGATGATGAAGCCTTCACTATCAAAAAAGGAACACGCATTGCACAATTAACATTCTATAGAACCTTAAATTGGAATATGGTTAAGGCAGAATGTTTTTCCAAGAACTACCCGAATAGAGGAGGTGGTATCGGTCATAGCGGAACACGATAGATAGTACTCGCCAGATTTATAGGGATAATCTACTGAAACCACACTTTCAGTAGATTATCCCATCATTGTTTATAGTTTTCCATAAAAACGGAGTATCTTTGCAATAAAAAATACTATATGTCAATTTCCAACATCGCAGAGATAATTACATTGTTTAATACGGTAGCCATCCCATTGCTGAGCGGAGCGTTATTCTATAGCAGCAGAAAAAGGAAAGCTGCCGCAGAAGCTTCGCAAGAGGAAGGAAAAGCTATTGCTACTGCTGCCGACGGATGGCAAAAACTCTGCGAGAAGCGTGATGAGGATGTCAGAGGAAAGGAAGAGGAAATCAAGGTTAAGGATGGCAAAATAGATTCTCTATATGACAAGATTAACATCTTGCGAGATACGATTAGCGGACTCGAAAGCAAGAATCACGATTTGCAGATGCTCAATGCAGAGTTAGATTGGAATAAGTGTGAAGTAAATGGCTGTCCCAAAAGAAAGCCTCCAAGAAAGCGAGAAGAACTAATCAGGAAAGTTGAGAGGGAGAACAATCAATACATAGACAGGACTGATGGTGAAAATGATTAAGTATGAAAAAGATAGTAGATTATTTCACAAAGCTCATACAGGTCAATAGCGGACATTCAAGTAAAGCTTTCTTCTTGGTATCTGTTACGCTTATAGGTTGTCTGATGTTGCTGTCTGTAGTATTTATCCTTATTTGGGAAGTTATCACTTATGGGACGATCAAGACAGACCTCATGGGTATCAGTGCATACGTTGGCAGTATCTCTACCCTATTTGTCTCTGCAGGTCTGACAAAGACCATTGGAGAACGAGGAGAACATAAACAAGAATTTAAAACAGATGAATAATGGCAGATTCAAGACAATTATCAAAGTTCGTTCTTAGCTTTGAGTCGAGCAAATACACCAACCGCAAGTCTGATAGGGGTGGCGCAACAAAATACGGCATAACGCTTGCAACGTGGAAAAAGGTCGGTTATGACAAGAATGGCGATAGAGCTATTACAGCTGAGGACATCAAGCTGTTGACGGAAGATGACTACAACAGAGTCTTCAAACTCAATTTTTGGGATGCCTGTTGGGGTGACCATATAAAGAACCAGAGCGTAGCAAACCTGTTGGTAGACTTTGCATACAACAGCGGAGTAAGCCGAGCTGTGAGATATATTCAGGGTTGCGTCGGTACGAAACAAGATGGTGTCATGGGACCAGCTACGGTTTCAGCCATCAACAATTACGTGAAAGGTCAGTGGGTGCTTTTTGATGCTTTAAAAGTAAAGCGCATAGCTTTTTTTCATCAAATTGTGAAAAATGACCCATCGCAAGAGGTTAACCTCAACGGTTGGCTTAGACGAGTCAAGAACATTCAATATGGAAAACTTATTGCCAACAACGGCAAAGTAATCGCATAAAATCAGTATATTATGGTAGAAGAAAAGAAACTTTTTACATCAGAATCCGTATCAGAGGGACACCCGGACAAAGTTGCCGACCAGATTTCTGATGCCATCCTTGACGCTTATATGGCAAAGGATACTGATGCTCATGTAGCTTGCGAAACGTTGGTTACGACTAACCAAGTAGTTATCGCTGGTGAGGTAAAATCATCCGCTCACGTAGATGTGTATAAGGTTGTACGTGAGACCATCAAGCGCATTGGCTACACGGAATACGGAAACAACTTTAACTTCGAGAGTTGTAGTATCATTAATCTTTTGCATGAGCAGAGCGCAGACATCGACAGGGGTGTTGTTCGTCAGTCAGAAGATGAACAAGGAGCAGGAGACCAGGGTATGATGTTCGGTTACGCAACCAACGAGACAGACACATTCATGCCTCTCTCCCACTACATTGCAACAAAGATTGTGAAGGAACTTGCTTTCATCAGAAAGAATGGGCGTTGCATGAAATATTTGCGTCCGGACTCGAAGAGCCAAGTAACCATAGAATACAGAGACGACAAGCCATTTGCCATTGACACTATTGTGGTTTCCACACAACATGAGGACTTCATTAAGCCATCGAAAACGATGTCGCAAGATGAAGCCGATGCAGAAATGCAGAAGCAGATTGCATACGATGTCGAGAACTATGTCCTTCAAGAGGTCAAGGAGAGCATCGCAGATGACAATATCGTCAGAATGATGGAGAAAGGTTTCAAACTTCTCGTAAATCCTACTGGCAAGTTTGTTATTGGTGGTCCTAATGGCGATACGGGTTTGACCGGTCGCAAAATCATCGTTGATACCTATGGTGGTAAGGGTGCTCATGGTGGTGGTGCCTTTTCGGGCAAAGACCCTAGTAAGGTTGACCGTTCCGCTGCATATATGGCACGTTACATAGCAAAGAATATGGTAGCAGCTGGTGTGGCTGATGAAATGTTGGTGCAGATTAGTTATGCTATCGGTGTTGCGAAACCTGTCAGTATTTGTGTTGATACTTATGGAACGTCACACGTAGAAATGACGGATGAGGGAATCGCAAAGGTTATATCCGATTTGTTTGATATGCGTCCTTGGGCTATCATTAAGCAACTGAAACTTGACAACCCTATATACGAGGAGACGGCAGCCTATGGTCACATGGGGCGCAAGCCACATAACAAGCGGAAAACAATCTGCGGAAAGTTGGCTGACGTAGAATTGTTTACGTGGGAGAAACTTGATGCAGTGGGCAGAATCAAAAACACTTTTGGCTTATGAAGATAGGTGTTTTAGTGGCAATGACAAAGGAAATGGAACTTTTGAAATCCTCCATTTCCGAAGGCCTGACATCAGAACATGGCAGAGCCTTCGATTATATGATAGGAAAGGTTGGCAAGAACGATGTTATCATTCAGCAGTGCGGAATTGGAAAAGTAAACTCTGCTTTGGGTGCTGCCGAGTTGATTACTCGTTACGAACCAGACATCATCATTTCGACTGGTGTAGCAGGCTCCATAGATGAGAATGTTCACGCAGGAGATTCCGTCATAGGTGTCTGGTATCGCTATCACGATGTATTCTGTGGCAAGGAATTGGCAAAAGGACAGGTGCAAGGGATGCCAAGTGCGTTCATTACACAAGAAGTAGGCGTAAACGCCAATGGTGATTTGTTATTCGATATTTACGAAATCTTGAAACGTAAAGTAAAGATTGCTGGTATATTGAGTGGCGATCAGTTTGTCTCGGACAAGTCCAAACGAGAAGAATTGAAAAGAGACTTCTCCCTAGCCTCAGCGGTAGATATGGAGAGTTGTAGTATTGCTCACACATGCTTTCTCTACAAGGTTCCTTTCGTAGCTATCCGTATCATCAGCGATGATTGCAGCGATGAGCAGTATGAGGACTTTTGGGATAATGTCGTTAAATGGTCGTTTAACAACACAAAGAAAATTTTGGGAAGCCTATGAAAAGAATAGCAAGTTTTAAAGTTGACCATACAAGATTGGAGCGTGGCATCTACGTATCACGGAATGATGTCACTCCACGAGGCGAGGTTATCACCACGATAGATATTCGTGTGAAGAAGCCAAATCATGGAATGATGCAACCAGAGGTGTCGCATACCATTGAGCATATAGGCGCAACAATACTGAGAAATGATGCAAGATGGAAAGAAAAGGTAATCTATTTTGGTCCTATGGGATGTCTGACCGGTTTTTACCTTATCCTAGCAGGTGATTACGATAGCGTTCAGGTAATAGACCTTGTCCGTGATATGTTTATCGTGATTGCTGATTATGTTGGGAAGATACCTGGCAGCACGCCTAAAGAATGCGGCAATTATTCCTTCCACGACTTAAAGAACGCAAAGTCGGAGGCTGACGAGTTCGTTAAGTTCCTAGAGAATATAAAAGCAGAGAATTTAAGTTATCCGTTTGTTGAAGAATAAAAAATGAATATCATGAGAATTAGACTTATATCAATGTTAGACAAAGCCCTACGAGGAGAGCGAGGTAGCAAGGAGACCAAGGCAAGTTGCTTTGGTACGACTGACAGAGCGAGTTTACTTGGAATATTTTGTGGCATCATTCACATTTCCCTCATTTCCCTTATCTCTTGGTTCGCTATCTTTGTACTAGTATCTTGTGGAAGTAGCAGAAGCCTCAGCAAGGAGAAGGTAAACGAAAAGGTGGTTTCGGCTACGAACGCTGATTCTATAGGTGAGACTACGAGAACGGAAAACTCCTCAATACTTACCGAGTCAACGGATAGCTCAAACAGAGAAATGGAAGAGGAAAAGACGGACTCTCAATATAAGGAAGTCTTAACCATCACCGAGACTACCATCTACGATGCCAGCTCTACAGAGAACGGAGCACCGAAAATCAAGCAGACCACCAAGCAGACTAAAGTTGAGAAATTCGGTTCGTATTCCAACACAAAAAAAAGAAATACATCAGCAACAAAGAACGAAGAAAAGGCTCTTACCAAAGAAGAGAAAAGGGATTCGGCAAAAAGTACAAAGCAATATGCAAATGAAGAGAAGAAAGAACGAAATGTAGAATCTGACAAGAAGCAATCCATATCTGAGTCTAAGCAGATATTTTACATCGCTCTCGCATTATTCGGAATTGTTCTTGTCATAATCGTAGGCGTGCTAGCCTACTGGGTATTCAGTAAATACCGAAGGCGTAACAACAAATGATTTCTTGATACCATTATTTTAGATATTACAAATAAAGCCCTTGCCTGACGAATGGTGAGGGCTTTTCTATTTTAAAAAACTTTCATTTTTGATAAAAATAATCTTCAAAATATTTGCACATTTGATAAATTCTTTGTATCTTTGTAATGTAAATAAAAAACAATAATATTCACTTTAAAATTCAAAGATTATGGATAAGAAGAATAATACATATCGTGAGTTAGCAGGTCCTAGTTGGGAAAACAGCTGTCATAATTGTATAGATGGTGACACTTGTATGTTTTCCAAGAAAGGTTGGATTTGCAACCAATGGGAACTGAGGGGACAAGATAAATCTGACAGCGATGACTAACTTGATTATGGGAGCAAAAACTATCACGATTCAAGGCAACATGGTTGCAACTATCGAAGAAACGAACAAGGACACGTTTATCAAGCGTGGCGATTGGCTTCTGAAATGATGAAGACAATCAATCGTTATATGCCAAAATATTCATACGAGCGAGTTATAGACAAGCCTACGCCTGCAAAAGCTATCTCCATCGAGAACCCAAGAGAAATCGTTGATGCTTATGCTCATGCTATCGAGAACAATCATGTAGAACTTGTGCAGACAAGAAAGAAAACATGGAAGAACTTTGATGCGATTCTTGACTTTGTAGAGGAATTTGTAAATGACAAAATGGACTAATTAGAAATTCAAAGATTATGAAAGAGATAAAGATTTCAATGAAAGAAGTTGCCGAGTAAATGGTAATTGCTTATCAAAACACAACGATAGAAGACTACCGATCCATTCTCTATTTCTCAAGAACCTTGTTTGAGGACAACATTGATGAGTTTGAGAACATTCTTAGTGAGGAGTTTAAAAAGGCAGGTATCGAATAAAATATGGAGGCAAACAAAATGGAAGAAAAAGATTACAGCAACCCTAAGAATTGGGGTAAGGAAGATTGGAAAGATGCAACCATCAGCTTTTCGCTTGTTTCTTGTGCATTCTTTCTGGTATTTATGATTATGTGGGTGTTTTGCTAAAGACACAAGCATCGGCGAATAAGTTTTCACTTTAAAATTCTGAAAATATGGACGCAAATATAAAAGTTATAAAGGAGGTTAGATACAAAGGTCATACCCTCACACACGTAGAAGACGTGTTCGGTCAGGACGGCATCATCATTGATGGTGTTACAGAACCAGATTTCGCAAGCTTCGCAGATGCCAAGAAGGTAATCAATGGGGAATGCCCTATGTGGATTCTAGAAGGTTACAAGTGGGATAACAAACAGAAGAAAGTTGTCAAAAATTGTTCTGACGTTGTAAACTCTGGTTATGTTCTTGCCAACTAAAAGAATGCAGATAATAAAGAAAAATAATATTCACTATTTAAATCATAAGTTATGGCAGAGATTATTTTTGGCAAGCTTGGAAATTTTACCGAGCAAGAGTGCAAGAATATCAAAATGATGATGAATGGTAAAACATACTACGATTTCAAGGTGTCGTGGAGTAACTATGCTGGCAACTGCAAATTAATAGTAAATGCAGCTTGCCCTATAGGAGAGACAGAAGGCGCTAAGGGAATGTTCGTTCATAGTGCAATCAGCAAGGGTTCTGACGCATTTAGTACCTTGGACTTTTTGGCAAGATATGGTAATGCCCATATCAAAAAGAACGATGAAGATAATCCCGTAGTGTGCTTGAAAAAATGGGGATTCTATTACTTCTTTTTTGGTGATGCGCAAACTGCCAAGACTCTTTGCGACAAATACAATGAGTTCGTAGATGCCTATGGTTGCGCTTGTCTGTCGGTCAAGAAAGAAGAGTTTGATGAGGTTTTGGCTATCGAAGCAAAACGACAAAACTATCGACTAATTATACTGGAGGAGTAAAAATGAATGAATTAGAGGCAGAAATCAAAAAGTTGGGTTATGAAATTCGTTTGTTAAACGAAGGGGGAGGTAACCTGTGTTGTGACAATACCAAAGTGGGATATTGAGGAGACAACCACCATTTGGGAGGATGACGAAAATAACTATCACATTGCAACTGCAGATCAACCCGGATGGGATGAATTTTTCCCGAAGGAGGATTGGACACTTGAAGAAGCTATCGAAGACTTTTATAAACCTATGGAGGAAGAATTACGAAAATAAAGAAGAAAGTAACGAACGTGTTTGTGGCTGATGATGGTAAAGAGTTTGAGACAGAATCAGAATGCATCATATACGAAACGCAAATTTTGGATAAGATAAAGTACTTCTGTGTAGATTTCGACTTCGACCTTTGTGAGGGGCGTGAATGGACAAACAACGCATATATTGCCGTTATTCCAGTACGTGACACCAACGCTAAGGACATTGTATTTGAATACGCACTCAGAAACTATGGGGATGGGCATTATCTAAAACCAGGAGTGCAAGGATATGGAGCAGAAAAGACATTTTATGTCAGAGAGATAAGCAAGAAGACCTATGACGCTCACGAAGGAATACAATGGCCAGCTTTTAAAAGTGAGCCAGAACAGATTCTGTTGTCACCATTTCCTGTGATAGGTTTCCCATCACCGTATAATTATACAAAGGAATAGAACATCTTATATTAGAGTGTGCAATAGGCAAGAATATATCAAATAAAGGTATATTTCTTGCCTATCAAATAAGATAAAAATCTTTCATTTTTGATAAAAATAATGGTCTAAAAATTTGCATATTTGATAAAAAACGCTTATCTTTGTAGTGTAAATAATAAACATAGTATTCACTTTAAAATTCAAAGATTATGGATGGCAGATTTATAGGAGTTGGCTACAAAAAGAGATTTAATTTCTCGCAATTTATTTCGTTTTATATTTCTTCATACAACAAGAGTAACAAAACTAACGTAACAACATCAGAAATACTTAAAAAGTGGTGGAAGTATATTAATTCTACCGACAAGTATTTTGGATTTCACAACAATGAAGCTGAGTTTAAAGCTTATATGGAGAAATGTATAGCTGAACGTCGGGAAAGATTAATGATTTGCCCTTGTTGTGGCTACATTTTGCTTTGGTTCTCATTTGGCAAGAAATTCGATATAGAATACCCTACCCCGAATTTTCGAGAGCAACTTCTTGCCTGGATGAAGTAAAAATAAACATTCACATTTAAATTCAAAAAATAATGAAACCATTAAGCTATTTCAAGACGAGAGTTATCAAGCTAGAGAAGCTGATGAAGTTTGCAACAGAAGACTTGCAGGGTGCAGAACACGACCTCAAAGAGAATCCATGCAAGCAGACTTGGGAAGCCATAGAAGCTATCGAAAAGAAGATTTCCTTGTTGGACTCAGAAATATTCGGCGTAAATGACATCATCAGCAACTACGACAAGTACTGCTACTTCGAGGAGCAAGAGGAAATGATGACTGCCGCATTTCAAGAAAACTATTAAGCTAAAAGATATGGATAAGAAAATAATTAAAGCGATGTTTGACAACATCTGTGCCAAAGATGTGTTACGTCCAATAATGAATGGTGTGCATTTCGAGGAGGAGCGTTGCTATGCCAGCGACGGACGTGTGTTAGTTATCTATAACGAAGGTAGCGAACACTTAAACGGAAAGACTATGCTTGTTGACGGAGAAGAAGTAGAAGGAATCTACCCAAAGGTGGACTCTGTGTTTCCAAAGAAGGACAGCGAACATACGGAGAGTCTCATAGATGTAGAGCAGTTAAAAAATGCTTGCTTGTGGCACCAGAAACAACAGAACTCGTCAGACTCAGACAGAGTTCTGTTGGAAGGTGTAGGGTTTTGCGTGAACACGCTGGCAAGGTTCTTGAAAACGATCACACTTTTTGGTTCTGAACAGAAATTCTATTTCTACGGAAAGCGAAGAGCCGCTGTCGTTATCGGAGACAACTTCAAGGGCATCATCATGCCGATGGAATATGACGAGAGCGAGGTGGATATGAAAACGGAATTTTCCGATGAGTGCATGGTTTATTCTTATGAGAACTTCATCAATGATTATGTGTTCAACTCATGGAAAGAAGCAGGAAAGCCCAAATCTTTAAGTTGGCTAGACTAAAATGAGGCAAGAAGAACAAGCGTTGTCTTTTTCTAAGGCATTCAATAATGTCGAACGCCTAAGCACGTTCACCTCCACCACCCCATTGCAGCTTACCCTCTATCTGGATAAGGTAGAGCTAGTTTGTTTGGAGCAAACACCATACACCAAGGAATATATGGTATATGTAAATCGTCCATTTTGGAAAAATGGAAAAGATGGCTTTGAGGTTCGTAGCGAAAAGACAGAAAAACAGTACATATTCCTAGAAACAAAATCTTGGAATGTTGCGTTCAATATGGTGAAGCGCATTGCTAAGCAAAGAAAGTACCCTAAAGTAAAGCTGGCTTGGTAAAAACTTCAAAATAATGGCGTGTGTGTAAGGTGTATTATTTCGAGCAAAAAAACTTTCATTTTTGATAAAAATAATCATCAAAATATTTGCATATTTGATAAATTGTTTGTATCTTTGTAATGTAAATAAAAAAACAATAGTATTCACTTTAAAATTCAAGGATTATGATACAGACTATTATAGTACGGAACGTGACATTTCAAATCGAGCAAATCGCAAAAACTCGAAAATATATCCCATTCCTTGTGGGTAATAAAGAAATTTCCGAACATATTGCAAAATATGGCGACTCCAAATACGCAGAAGAAACAATTTATTACGGCAAACTTATCAAGGATGGCATTGTTCTTGCAGAGAATGAGCTTCACGATAAGCAAATTCAGCTTTCATTTTTTTTAAGCAAATTCAGCTTTCATTTTTTAAGCAAATAAAAAAATGAGGGTGGCCCACCCACCCTTTTATATTCACTTTAATTCAAAAAAAAAGATTATGCAAGTAAAAGAAATTATGTTGGCAGACATCTGCCCAAGTACACTAAACCCACGTAAGACTTTCGACCAAGAGAGCCTCAACGAGTTATCACAGAACATCAAGGAGAATGGCTTGGTTCAGCCTATCACCGTTCGCAAAGCTCCTAAGGAGAGTGGTAAGAAATACGAAATCGTTTGCGGAGAGCGCAGATTCCGTGCATCGTGTATTGCAGGTCTGGAGACTATTCAAGCTATCGTTAGAAACGACTTGGATGACAAGCAAGCTTTCGCTGCTATGATTATCGAGAATTTGCAGCGCAAGGACGTTGACCCTATGGAAGAAGCTGCTGCTTTCTCCAAGCTCTATAATGATAAGACTATGAAGGTAAAGGAGATTGCAAAGATGCTTGGTAAGTCAACCTCATACGTCATCAGCCGCATCAACCTATCCAACATCATCCCAGAGTTCGTGAAGCTGATGCAGGATGGCACACTTTACTTGGTTCACCTTCTGGACATCTGCAAACTCACGAAAGCGCAACAAGAGACATTGTATAACGCCAAGTTCACGCCTGAGAGCATTGAGCGTTGGGTACGCAAGATTCTTCCTATGGAAGTATTGCATGCATGGATTGACGAGTGTGTAATGAAGTATCTTGACACTGCCAGATTCAGTTTGCTAGATGAAAGCTTCTCTTGCGGCAAGAATTGCGAGGGGTGCCCCCTCAACACTAAGAACAAGCCAGAGGAGTATAACGAGAAGAGAGATAGATGCATGAATCCATCTTGCTTCAACAAGAAGACCCAGGAGTTCATCTTCCGTGAGGCGAAAGAAAGCGGTCTTCCTTGCATCTTCAAGGGGCAGAACTGCGAAGAAATCATCAAGGCTGCCAAGGCTTTCGGGATCGAGCCTCTTGACTATACTAAGAGACTCTATGTTTATCTACCTATAGAACCTGACAAGTCGAAATTTTCTGACATGGAGGCCTACAAGATACGCAAAGAGAATTTCGACAAGATTAAGGCAGTATTCGATAGCAACCTCAAAGATGGTACGACCGAAAAGGTATATGAGATTTGCTATGCTGGTAAGCTCAGTGGCGAGATAAAATACACCTATAGTGTACCGGTTGGTAAGGACGAGAAGGAGACTGCTGATACCAAGGCTAAAATCACGGAAGGAAAGCAAATGCTTGTTCGCTATCAAGAGCAAGCAAGACAAGAGATTGTTGAGGAACAGCGTACGACTCTAGCCAAGAGCGAGTACTCCAAGCTTAACACTCCACTATCAGCAGAAGAGACAAAGGTGCTTCACGCAGTGATGATGAAGTTCATCCCTCAGTCTTTCAAGAAGGAATTGGGCATCGAGTGGTCTAATGATAGTGATTCTTTTAAGAAGAACGTAGCCGTCATTGAGAAAAACCGTAATGCCATCAAGAGAGAGTTTATCAAGACCATTCTTTCTGAGAAGAGCGTTTGCTATTCACACGACCTTGCAGGTATGCTTGGAATGTTGATGGAGATTCAGTTTCCTAACGACTTCGCCGAGATTGTCAAGAAAGCAAAAGAGAACTGTAAGAAGAAAACTGCCGAAATGACCAAATACATCGAGCAGTTGAAGAATAAACAGTAGAGAGATATTTTGTAGGAAAGCTAGCGCATTGCTACTTTCCTACAAAAAAACTTCCATTTTTGATGAAAAAACTTTGTGTTTTTCTTGCATATTTGATAAATTGTTTGTATCTTTGTAATGTAAATAAAAAACATTAGTATTCATTTTAAAATTCAAAGATTATGACAACGATTTTCACAAAGGTAAACAACAATGGTTATAAATTCTACAAAGAAGGAAGCCATAACGAGATACATGAGGCAATGAACGACCTCAGAACTAGAGCCCAGAAGAAAGGTTTTAGAGAGAGTAGAACTACTGGTGACGAGATTGGTGCCTACATCATTTTCACATACGGCATTTCTACAAAAGTAGAGGTACACATTTGCTACAACGAGTCAGAGACCAAGGAATTTATCACAAAGAACAAAATTAATTAATAACGATATGGAAAAGATGGTTGAATACATCAAGGACAAGTCGATTGAGCGAGTATTTCAGTCTTGGTTTTGTAACGAAGAGAAAAGGGTCAAAACTCTTGTGGCTACATCTGATTACCTATCACGCATATATGACATTATCAAGATAGAGCCAGACAGAGCAGAATGCAAGGCGACAGAATTGATGACTGTGGTTGGTTTAGACTATGGAAAGGTGTATAAAAATGGCAAGAGAATATCGTATTACACATTGGAGGAAGCCGTACATAATAGTCTAGAGTACTTTGTGCCAACACTTAAAAAATTCAACTTAATTTAGGAGATAAGAATATGAACGAATATCAGATTTTAAAAGAAAAACAGAGCGCAGAGTTTAATACTCTCCCATTGAAAGCTGCCTTCGGAGACGAGCAGTTTAAGAGAATGATGGCAGAGTGGAACCTCTCCACTAATGACGAGGACTTAAAGAAGATTTATTCCTTGGGCTGTGGAGCATACTGCCTTGTCACAGATATTCATCTGTTTGCAGAAACAAGTGAACGTCACGAAAAGGAAATGAAAGATTTCCTCAGTACAGACAAAGGTTTGAAGGATGCCTTCATGTATGAGTTCGGTAACCACGAATGCGGCTACACATACACGCCACAGGATGCTATCGTTGCCCTTGGTTTTACAAGAACGGAAGTGGAGAACGACAAGAGATTAAACAAAATCTTTAAGGAGGCTTGGAATGAGTATATTGATAAATGTGAGTAAACTATGGAAATAAGAGTAAAAATTCCTCAGAATGACTACGTACAGCCAACTAAGGTGAGAGAAGATGTAGTACAGAAAATCTGTGATGTTTTCCTCGATAGAAGAGGTGGTGGCGTTCATAACGTATTTCACCCTGTCTCGGATGGGTGTTATAGAGTGAGAACGCTAGGTTTGCGTGTGCATAAAGCTAGCGGCGAGGCCTATGATTTCGATTCGAGTCCACTTAATGGCGAAGAATTTATCAAGTTTCATGGTTCGGAAATGAAAGCAGCTTTCGAAGTCCTTATTAAGGCTGGTTATCACATGTTCAAGATATATGAGTATGGTTCGTGGATGGGGTACGTCTGCGACAAGAAGCCTCAATTTCAGATGTATAACGGAACATGTGGAACGGAGGTTACATCATTCAACGATTTTATTGACTAGGAGGAATTCGTTATGTGGATAAAGGTATTTAATTTGCAAGGTCGATCAAAATGGAGCAGAACCGATAAGTATGATTTCGGATTCCTTTGGCTCTCTGATTACCAGTTCAAGAAACTCAGTGAAGGCGATGGAGATAAATACGAGCTTCACAGCATGCTCCCATTCATTGCAATCGTCAATTTCGAGCCTAAGAAATTGTTATGCGGCATCGAGTTTGAGATATATCGTGATGCCACAAGTGAAGAGGTAGAGAAAATTCTTGGAATTCTTGAAAGCTATAATCTCGGATTTAATGACAAAGGAAACTACTGCTTCCGAGACTATGACAAGATTTGTTTTCATGTAGGTGATAAGAAAATGTCCTATGATGAGTTTGTGAATGACTTCAAGCTGCCGAAAGGAAACGTCTTTCACGAGGTCTTTGATAACGGCTATTCATATATCGGTTCGAAGCCATTCTATGGTGACAATAAAGACTACGCTGACACTGCCATCAGAATAGCTAAAAAGAAAGGCTACCTTTGGTTCAACTGGAGTATGGGGTTCAGACTTGATGACAGCTTTGCTATCCATGTCGGATATGGCAAGGACGAGAGCTATTCAGAAATATCAAACAGCTAAAATGAGTGGATATGACAGAAGTAGAATTAGATAGAATATGTAGCAACCAAAAAGATTGCGACTGCAACTGTATGAATTGCGAAATATTCGCAAGGTATATGGAATCTGAAAACAGATAAAGATATTAGGGGCTGGCTCAATTATTTACAAATTAAAATTGGGGTATAAAAGGAATATCCCTTAAATGATTAATATGTTGTTTTCTTACGTCAAAGCCAGCCCCTTTATAATACGGGACGAACATAATCTTTAAAGTGAATTATTTACAAAATCAAGTTCCGTAAAGGGAGTGCATCTAAGAGGTGTGCTCCCTTGTTTTGTTTATAAAAAAAACTTTCATTTCTGATAAAAATAATTGCCCAAAAACTTGCGTATTTGATAAATTGTTTGTATCTTTGTAATGTAAATAAAAAACAATAGTATTCACTTTAAAATTCAAAGATTATGGAAAAGAATTTTAATGCCAAAAGTTATTTAAACTGGTTGATAAATATGGGTAAACTTCCTCGCATTGAAGAGGGAATAGATATTGAAGATTATGCAGAGAATGCTCAACGAGTTGCCGAGGATGAAGGTCTCAGCCTTGAGTACGCCGAGAGAGTATATGACGCTGCATGCGAAGACTTATAAGTTGAACCGATTAAAATTATAAAGATTATGAAGAATTTAGTTTACGCTCGCTTTGAGGAAATGACAGTTGATGAGGTTTCAGAGCTTATGAGAATAGCATCTGACAAGATGGCAATCAATGTAGTTTCAGTTGCACCTACATTATTCCGAGTTTCAGCATATGGTATATTTGACGGAGACGCAGAGGACTGGGGGTTCGAGAGTGCAGACTGCGGAATGTTCCAGGGAGAAGAGGTGTTCGAGGCAACCAAGAAGTTGTATGAGACCACCATCGCTTAAATAGCAAGCAAACATTCGTTGAACTAATTAAGGATAAAGATTATGAAGACAAAAGTAAACTCGCTTAGCGAAAAGCAGAGAAAGTTGTGGGCAATAATTCGAGAAGCATTGAATTATGAAGACACGGATGAGGACTTTAATGAATTTAAGGAAGAGGCTGAAAGCCTGCTTGCAGACGATGAGGAAGACTTCTATGTGACATACAATAGTATGAATGGAATCAATGCTTCTGATGTGATAGACCTCATTTACGCATAGTGATCATCAGTTATTCATAAAGTTATGGAAGAATCATTATCAGAGTACATGCTTCGCAGATTCCGTTCTGCCTACCCATCAGTTCCTATTACACTTTCAAAAGTCAAGGCTTATCTTGACACGGTTGATGATTGGAGAGAGTTGGACGATAGCCATTTGGCATTATTATACAATTTTAATCTTAAAAAATAGAAAGGGAACAATTATGAGAAATTCAATTTTCAATCTTATCAAGTCTTTGGGCCATGTTGGTGACAGCGAAGAAGAACACAAACTTTTAATGATGGAGGGTTATAAGAAATGAAGAATATTTATCATATACATCAGTCTTCCAATTCCTATTGGGATAGTCATTGGACTGACACAGATTATTATCTTTGCGACAGCGAGGAAGAGTACCAGCAGAAGTTGGCTGAATACAAAAAGAAACGAGAAGATATAATTTCTCGTTATGAAGCTAACAAATCCGACATGTCAGCAGAAATACTGTTATTACAATTTTTGCTTTCATGAAGAAGGCAAGATACACGCTAATGAATATTATTACGCACATGAATGGTGCGGAAAAGAGTTCGATGCCTACGGATTTGGTTGGCATGAGAACTTAGAGAGAAGTTCTCATTATAAATATTTTCTGAAGCCAGGTTCTGTACACAAAGAGAACGTCAGTTCCGCTGTAGGAAGATTTACTGGCTACGGAAGCTAACAAGTATAGAGATGAGGCATGGATTTTTTAACAAAGCATCACAAATACAAATAGCACAATAAAACAAATATGGATTCAATACTTTACACTACGGATGAAGAGCGAAGAAAAGTAACCCCATCCAATGGCACAGACTTTTCCTTAGAAGAACTTCAAGGATTTGTCGGCGGTTACATTGAGATTATCAGATTAGGCGCAAGCAAGTTAATGGTAATCAACGAGGAAGGGAAATTACACAACCTACCTCTGAACATCAAAGCAACAGGTATTATTCAGCAGTATGGTCGCAATGATGTGATTGTAGGAAACGCATTAGTTTGTTCAACAGATAAAATCAAATAAGCTATGGGAGAATATATAGGAATTGACGTATATGGAAGAGAAATGTACCTTTCTCATGCGTGCAACAGAGTTTATTGCAAACACGTAAAGAACGGAAAAGTTGTCCGCACGAACTCTGTAGAGGTAAGTAGCGACATCGTAATGATGTTTGGAGCAAGGCACACAAGCGGAGCATACATCTACGATGAAATCTACAGAAGATACCGAAAAAAACTTTAGGAGAACACCCCTATAAAAAACAGAAGAGCTTATCCTCACGGACGAGCTCGTTCTTATGCAAATAAAAAATTTTTCACTTTAAATTCAAAATTATGAACTTCGCCCTGATGGGCTAGGTAAATAAAATGAATCAAAATTTAAAATTCATATTGCAAAGGTAACCAAAAATATCGAAAAAAGCAAGTTTTTAAGCGAAAAGAAGAAAATAACTTATCAAAAACTTGCATAATATTGTATTTTTGATTATCTTTGCAATTAAATTACAAGATGCAGATAAAAAAATAATTCAAGATTATGAAGATTAACGAGATTATAGACGAGAGAATGATATATCGAGGAGTGAACCAGACGGAACTTTGCAAGGAATGCGGCTTGACGATACAGAACTTCAATGCGTTCATTAAAGGAAAGCGGACATTGCCAAGGGAAAATCTCGTTAGGGTTATGGCACTTCTGACGCTTTATTACAAGAAGGAAGGCGAAAATCCAATATCACCAACCGATATTGAAGAAAAGCTAGTAAGTCTAGCCAAGGGATGTGGCAAGAAAATAACGGAGATTGCCCAAGAAGCAAACATCAGTGCAAGCACACTGTCCTGCATTGTCAATGGGAAACGTAAAATGTCAGTAAAAGTAGCACACGCATTGATTGAGTATTTTGGGTTCCAAGTAGTAACACTTTAAAATCAACGACATGGCACAGCATAATAAAACAACGGATGGAGGTAAACCTAACCAGCACGACAACACATCGCCACAAGGAAAGTGGAACTTCAACAAAGATGTAGCAAACGTCTTCACTGATATGTTGAAGCGTTCCATACCTGACTATCTGACGATGCGAACTCTGTTGTTTAAGGTGGCAGAATATTTCATCAAGCCAAATACAAGGTTCGTGGATCTGGGTTGCGCCAATGGCTTGTCGGCAGAAGGCGTAATCATGTATCATCACAAGGAAATGATTTCGTACCTTTATGATTGCAGCGAGCCAATGTTAGAGTTGTGCAGACAACGTTATAAAGATTACATTGAGGAAGGAACGGTTATTGTTCAGAAGCTAGACCTCAAGGAGAATCCTATCGGATGGAAGCATTTTATTGGTGGGTGCTCGGTCATAATGTCGTGCCTCACCCTCCAATTTGTCCCTATCGAGTACCGACAGAGAATCTTGGAGAATGTCTTTGAAAGCCTCAACAAGGGCGGTGCTTTCATCTTGGTTGAGAAGGTGTTGGGCAACTCAGCACAACTAGACGACCTCTTTAATACCATCTACTACGATATGAAGAGGGAGAACCAGTACACCGAGGAGCAGATAAGCAACAAGCGCAAGTCCTTGGAGGGTGTCCTCTCCCCTCTCACCGAAGAAATGAACATCAGTATGCTGCGCATGGCTGGGTTCAGAAAGATAGATACTTTCTGGAGAAATCTGAACTTTTGTGGAATAATAGCAATAAAAGATTAATATATGGCAACAAAGAAGAAACTTAAAGTTACCGAATTAAAGGTAAATCCAGAGAACCCACGAACCATTACAGAGTTCATGATGGGTAAGCTCACCGAGAGCCTTCTTGTCTTTCCGAGAATGTTATATCTACGACCTATCATCGTGAACAAGAACAAGGTGGTGCTTGGTGGCAATCAGCGTTTGCAGGTATTGCTCAATATCCTCAATATGGAGGATGCGGAGATTGAGGAGTACCTAGAGAATCAGTCGAAGTATCGCATGGCAACAGAGAAGTTTCAAGCAGAACTGAAATCCTTCTGGGGTGAGTGGAAGAAGAAACCTGTCACCACCGTGAAAATCGCAGACGATATGACTCCTGAGGAAGAAAGAGAATTCCTTGCCAAGGACAATCTCCATTATGGTGAGGATGACATCGAAATCCTCAAGAAGGAGTATGAGCGTAGCGATATTGAGGAATATGTCGGCTCCGTTCCTTGGAATCTCTATGACTATGACGAGAACAAAATTAATGATGCAGAAGTAGACACAACAGTTGTCCGCACAAAAACATTCAAGTGTGGCTATATTGAAGTTTCTATTACTGATGACGAGTACAAGCAGTTGGAATCATCATTAGCTGATTATTGTGAGCAGAATTTTGGAAGTGGCGATGGTTTCTTGTCGTATCTTTTAGGTGTTCCATACGAAGCAGAGAAAACGGATAATAACGAAACAGAGGAGGTGGAAGATGAAGATTAATGTTACAGAGTTGGTAGCTAATCCCAATAATCCAAGAAAGATTAGCAAGGAGAAGAAACTCAGATTAAAGCAGAGCATTCTTTTATTTCCAAAGATGCTAGAATACAGAGACATCACCATTAATAAAGACAAGGTAGTGCTAGGTGGTAATCAGCGAACAGACATCCTAAAGGAGATATTAAACAGCTCTCCTATGGATTGGATTCTTACAATGTCTGAGAATGAGAAATGGAAGAAGCTCAATCCTGCACAGCAAGAAAAAGTTGTTGATTATTGGAAAGGTTGGGTTGAAAATCCCCTTGTAGAAGTTTCTGAGGCGAAGGATTTTACTGAGAAAGAGGAAAAAGAATACGTTTTCAAAGACAACGAAGAGTTCGGTGAATACGATTACGACCGATTGGCTAAGATGTACGACACTGTTAGCCTAGTAAACTTTGGTTTTGACGAGGGCTTGTTTTACGATCCTTCGGAAGATGATACCGTTGTTAAAAAGAACAAACTTGCGAAGAGTGCAAAAAAAATCAACGTATTGATGTTTGGCAAGAATTCTGTTGCGGTAACGAAACGTGAATATTCCGAACTAGTGGAACAATACGAAAAATACGTTGATGAAATTGGTGTTGATTTTGGATTCGTGAAATTTTTGTTTAACAAATTACAAAAGAGTTGATTATGGATATTATAAAGATTTCAGACATCAAGCCTGCGGCTTACAATCCACGAAAACTAAGCCAAGAGGCTTTTATTAATCTTCAAGGTAGCCTAAGAGATTTAGGGTTCATTTTACCTATCATTGTAAATACAGACAACAAAACGATTGTAGCTGGTCACCAAAGAACCAAGGCTGCAACAGCGATAGGAATCCACGAAGTTCCTGCTTATTGTGTGTCTGGTGTACAATTGGTTGATGAAATTCTGTTTAATCAAGTTCACAATGGCATAGAGAGTGAGCCTAAAGAAAAAGGTTCATACAAAGGAGAATTATCTTGTGGCAACTTTTATGATAATATCCCAAATTCAGACTTTGATATTCCAAATAGTGGCGCATCCTATGTAAAAGATATGTGTATGCTTATCACAAGATACGGTGATGCGCTGAGTGCAATCATTTGTGATGGGAAAGTCGTTTTCGGAAACAATTACGTAAGAGCTGCTCAGATTCTCGATATTCCTGTACATGCATATATCTTGGATAAGAAGTACTTGGATAAATATAACTTTTACTTTTCAAAGGATTACGGTGTTTACAGCTATGACCACTTGGACAGAGAGGACTTTGTTCAAGGGTTAGCTCAGCCGCCAAGAGCTGCAGGTATGGAGTGGTCTACCCTATACCGAGTTGCAACAAAATGGATTCTTCAAGATACAAAAGATGTATCTGTATTCGACTTCGGTTGTGGTAAGGCAATGTGCGTGGACAAGTTAAAAAAGAAGTATGGCTACAAGAACGCTATCGGACTAGAGTTCTTTAACCACAACAGAAAAGGTATCAGCGTTGAGAAAGGCCATGAAATGATTACAAAACTTATCAATTTCGTAAAGAAGAATGGTAAGTTTGACTATGTTATTTGCGAGAGTGTTATTAACTCTGTGAATTGTGTCGAAGCTGAGCGTTCGGTAATAGCTTGCCTTATGTTATTCTGTAAACCAGGTGGTAAGATTTTCTTTTGTGGAAGAAGCAAGGAAACTATTCTGTCTCTTATGACGCAGAAGCGAAACACAACGGATGAAATGTTCTCTGCTCGTTTCCTTGATGAAAATGGTCTTACCGCCATTATGGTAGAAGGACAATGGTTTTATCAGAAATTCCATTCAAAGGAGGATGTGCAGAAACTTGTCGATGACTTCGGTTTCAAGGTTTTCTACTCAGATAGAGATTCCTACTGGCGATTGGGCGTAGAGAAGACAAGAGAGCTCACTGACGAGGAGTATATGGCAGCGATAGATTACGAGTTCAATATGAAGCTCCCAAATAATCAGCGTTACCATCGCCACAACGACATCCGTGAGTTGTTCGGATTCCCGACAATAGAGGACAAAGAAAAATAGCAAAAAACTTTCATATTTGATGAAAAAACTTTGCTAAATATTTGCATATTTGATAATTATTTTGTATCTTTGTAGTGTAAATAAAAAGAAGCATTCACTTTGAAAGATTCAAGATTATGACAAAGGAAATTCAAAAATACGAGCAAGCTATCCAGCGAGAAATCAAGAACAAAGAGATTTTGGATGAGCTAGAAAAGAAGTCTGATATGGAGTATCAGAACTATCTGAACGAGAGCGCAGAGAAAATCAACAGGTTCTTGGAGCAAAAAGGCTCTAGTGCTAGATTTAAAGCATCCTATGGTGAAGGTTACGATCACTTTGCTATTTGCAATCTCGAAGAAGGCAGCAAGCTGCAAGAAGAATTCTTTGATTTTGTTGATAACAAGTTGCCTCGCTATGTGGAAACCGTAAAGATTCCAGAAGAGTTGCGTTATTGCAGTATTTGGGATTTTGGAAATCTGCCATTGAATCTGAAAAGAGAGGACTTTTCTTCTGACAAATACTATAATGTTTACAAAGAACACGTACATTGTTTTCTGAGTGACAGAGATTAACAACATAATAAGTTACGAATATGGTAGTTATCAAATATTTCAGACCAAAAAGGAACTACAAGTTTCTTTGGTTAAAGTTAGTGAGAGACATTGACCTCAACCAGCATTGCACAAAATGTCTGATTGGTCGTTTTGATAGAAGGATATGGGGTGGAAGCCCTATCATCCCCGACAGAGAATTGAAGCTTGACGACTCACGACTTTACTATCTCTGTGGAGTTTGTGATGACTGGGAATGGTCTCACAATCTCCATGTGGCTTTCGCTCCAGCCATGGGACATGAAATCGTTATTGATGATGAGTTTTGTACATTGCGAATAGATAATGCTCGCAGGATTACCATCACAAATGAATATATTGATTGGCATCTCCCTCAGGCGAAGAAGAAAGAGTTCAATACGTGTAGAAACTGGTGGTTTGCCAACATGATTAATGCAGGAGCCATTGATGGCGTCAAGAAACCAGTACATTATAAAGAACTAAATATGTTTGATTTATGAATCGCAAACCAAGTATAGATGAATTTAGAGAAGTGATGAGTACTGCCCATGGGAACATCAGCGAAGCCGCAAGCTTGCTGCGTGTTTCCAGACAAGCGGTACATAAATGGGTAAAAGAAGACCCAGAGTTTAAGGAGGCGGTGGACGAACATCGCAAGAGGCTTTTTGATGAGTGCCTTGGACAGGCGAGAATCCTTGCGCTAGGATTGCCCAAAATCAAGGATGGCAAACTTGTTGGATGGATAGAGAAGCCTGATGGACAAATGCTAAGATTCTTCTTGCAGACATTGGGACGAGACGAGGGATTTGGCAACTCTGTGGATATAACCTCTAATGGAGAAGCTTTGCCTAAGGTCATAAACCTCATCTGTGACACAAAGGCAGAAGGTCCATCAGCTCCGGCAGACAACGATGGAGAATAAGATATACGTAATAAAAAACAAAAGAGATTACGAACTACGTTTTGGCAATAGCAATATGCTGATGGGCCTCATCAAGAAGATTCCAAGTGCCGAGTATGACATGAAACAGAGTTGTTGGCGCATAGATAAGGATGACAAAATAATGATGAACGCTTTCTGCGACTATGCCAAGCGTAGGTTCATCGTCTCAGACGTAATACATCTTAGCGATCCGTCAGAAGCGGAAGGAATTGCAGACAGAATGCCGACACTCTCCTATCCTCATAATCTGTTATTGGAGCCTTACGACTATCAGAAGAAGGGAATCCAGTATATGATAACGCATAAGAGAACGTTCAACTGCGATGATATGGGATTAGGAAAGACCTTTCAGACGATAGCGGCTGTAGATGTTGCCAACTCCTACCCTTGCCTAGTTGTATGCCCAGCGAGTATGAAGATAACGTGGCAGAGGGAGTTCAAGAGATTCACGGGGAAGAATGCAGTAATCCTTGACAACAAAAACAAAGATAAATGGCAATACTACGCTTACACTAGAACGTGCAAGATTTTCATAACGAACTACGAGAGCGTGAAGAAATTTTTCGTGAGAGGTTGCAGAACAAAGAGGATAACGGCAAAAAATCTCATTATTGACGAACGCATAAAAATCTTTCAGAGCGTGGTCATTGATGAGTGCCACAGATGCAAGGATGCCTCCACTCTATGGAGCAAGTATCTCGAAGCGATGTGTAAAGGTAAAGAGTATGTCTATATGCTCACCGGAACACCTATCGTGCTAAACAACAAAGACCTCATTCAACAGCTGAAAATTATGGGGCGTATGGATGACTTTGGTGGTGCGGCACTCTTCAAGGAAAGGTATTGTTCTCCTGATGTTGATTACGAGAGATTATCAGAACTCAACTATAGACTTTGGGAGACATGTTATTTTCGTAGGGACAAGTCTTTGGTATTAAAAGAACTCCCCGAGAAAATAAGGCAATACAACGTCTTGGAGATAAGCAATCGTCAAGAATACGAGAAAGCAGAGGGTGACCTTATCGCATACCTGCAGAAATACAGGGAGGCTGATGATGAGGAGTTACAGAAAGCTATCCGTGGCTACGTCATCGTACAAATCAATGTCCTCAGACAGATAACGGCAGAGGGCAAGATGCAAGAAGCTCTCAAATCTATCCACGACATCGTTGACGCAGGAAACAAACTCATCGTATTTGTGGCTCATAAAAGTGTCGTGAAGGCGATAAAGAGAGAGTTTAAAGGAATGGTCAAGGTTACTGGCGAAGACAGTCCAGAACAAAAACAAAAAGCAATAGACGCATTCCAAAACAATCCAGACTGCAACCTCATTGTCGTGAACATCAAGAGCGGAGGAGTGGGAATAACACTTACCGCTGCATCAAGCATCCTATTCCTAGAATTTCCTTGGACGGCAGCGGACTGCGACCAATGCGAGTGTAGAGCGCATCGTAACGGACAAAAGAACGTGGTAACTTGCACATATCTACTTGGACGAAACACTTTTGATGAAAAAATGTTTTCCATCATACAGAGAGAAAGAGAAAATGCAAGTATCGTCACGGGAGCAAAGGACACAGCGGAAGAAAAAGTTTTTGATATGATTAACAACATTTACAAAGACAGAATCAGATGATAACACTTAATGAAAGAATCTTTCTCAGAATGAAAGAACTAGGTGTAAGGTCTAGAGACCTATGCCAGAAATTGGAAATAAATGAGCACAACTTCTCGCCATTCATCAATGGAAAGAGACCTATACCATACGTTGACTTGGAGAGAATTTGCGTCTACCTAGGACTAACGCTTGTAGAAAATAAAGATACACTAATATGATAAGAGAAAAAATAAGAAAGACAATCTACGAAAGGGGATTGAAGATTGAGAAGATTGCAGAAGCTACTGGACTCAACCAAGCGAACATTTACGCTTATCTCAAAGGCTCACGCAACTTCAATTTAAAGCAGTTAGACAAGCTGATGCATCATCTAGGACTATTCTTGATGCCAAAAGAAGGGTTCGTGTTTGATGCAGAGAATGTTCCGAAATTCAGAAGAAAATAAGGTATGTAACTTTTACAAGTTTACACACCAAAAAGGAAACGTAAAAATGCCAAAATCAATAGACGTAAGACTTTTCCCAAAGCAAGCGTTGGCTTACTCATATCTTTCCACCGAGAACGACACCGTAACAGAGCTTTTGTACGGCGGTGGCGCACGCGGTGGAAAGTCTGCGTTTGGTTGCATTTGGCAGATATTGAGACGTATCACCCTCCCAGGTAGTGTTGGATTGGTGTGTCGTGAGATACTTACACAACTCAAAGACACCACTCTCGTCACAATGTGGGAAATGCTTGACCTTATGAAGATACGTCCTTGCGTCCGATTTAATGAGGTCAAGAGTATTATGTATTTCCCCAATGGAAGTAAGATTCTGTTCCGAGATTTAGTATACGCACCTCGTGATCCAGAATATGACCGGTTGGGTTCCCTTGCTATTACAGACCTTTTCGTAGACGAGGCTCAGCAGGTTTCCGAGAAGGCTATATCAGTACTTAAAGGTCGTTTTTCTCTGCTTAATGGCACGAATGCCGATGGCACACGATGGCACACGATACCAAAAGCCTTGTACACTTGCAACCCTAAGCGTAATTGGATTTATAACGACTTTGTGAAGCCAGATAAAGAAGGGACATTACCAGAATATAGAAAGTTCATAAAGGCTCTGCCTATAGATAATCCTTATGTCGACAAAGACTATATCGATAACCTCCTAAAAGCGGACAAAATCACGGTGCAGCGTCTCTATTTCGGTAACTTCGAGTATGATGATGACCCATCGGTACTTTGCGACTACGATGCCATCAATGACCTCTTCACCAACGACCACGTTCAGCCAGTCGGTGCCCATAGCGGTTCTGCCGACATCGCAGGAAAGGGACACGATAGGTTTGTAGCAGGCTCTTGGGTTGGAAACGTATGCTACATCAAGATAGATACTGACTACTCACCTGGAAAACAAGTTGAGACGCAGCTAAAGAAAATGATGATAGATGATGGCATTCCACGTTCCTTGATGGTTGTGGATGCCGACGGCGTTGGCTCGTTCTTGGAGAGTTACCTCAATGGTATCAAGGAGTTCCATGGAAACGCTAGACCACTAGACCCAAGATATGCCAATCTAAAGGCAGAGTGCGCATTCAAGCTAGCGGAACTTATCAACAAGAGGACTATCAAGATAGTCTGTACGGCAGAGCAACGTGAGAGAATCACGGATGAGCTTGGTGTCTTGAAGATGGCAGACATAGATAGTGACATCAAGAGGTATGACATCATCAAGAAAGAGGTGATGAAAATTATCCTTGGTCATTCTCCTGACTACTTGGATATGCTCATCATGGCAATGCTCTTCCGCAGACAGAAAGCTTCAACGGGACCCCACATGAAGGTGCAAACACGAAAAAACGACTGAAAGCGTACTTTCAGTAACTTTATGCAAATAAAAAGACAACTTGGCTCAAAATGATGTAACTTTGATATATGAAAAAGAAAATAGACAAAGACCTATGCACATACGGAAAGTTCTTGCAGTTCTTTCCGCTATGCACCAAGGAGAAACAGACAGAATTGTTGGAGAGATTGCGTAAGCAACCTCGCCCGCAAGTTCTGTGTGGGAAGCAAGTACCAACAACGCTTAATACCTTATCGTATGGGGAACTTGATGACTTGCAAACGTCAGCCTCATCACAAGACCCTATTGGGGAGACAGCAAAAATCCTCTTGGGGGCTAAGTCTGAGGAACTTTTTGCCGAAGATGTTAATGCCGTGTTCGGATTCTCCAACTTCGTAACAAGCGAGATAATGAGAATCAACAAGATATTCGCTTCCATCAAGCCGTCTTATTCGCAAGAGGAACGTGCGGCAGGAATAGAGTCATTAAACTTCGGTTCGTTCGGTGTCCTTGATTGGTATGCCCAACGAATGCACATAGCAAACCAAAATGAGGTTAGAGACATTGCATGGGTGCGTATCTACCAATGTATGAAGAATGACAACGACAAGAATGAGTTTGAGCGTAGGCTCTATCAGATATACACCAAAAAGAAATAATCATGAAGAAAAGTATAGCAAAATATGGAACAGTAGAATCTAAGGTCAAAGCTGTGGCAGAATCCTTGGGGGACGGAGTTCAGTACCTGTTCATGAATTGGGCGCAAGCAAACGTGGCTATGGATGAAGTGGTGAAGCCATCTGTCGTGTACGTATTGCCCCCATCAGGAACGCTTGATTTTGACTATGCCAGAGTTAAGGACTACCCAGAGACACAGATAGGCTTTCTCAGTCCAACAGACTTCGACTTTGATGGAACAGAGAATGACAATGTCATAGAACGGATGAAAAGGCTGGCCATCCGATTTGTGAAGGCACTTAACGAAAGCGAATGCTTTGAGCTGATAGAAGGAAAACTATCTTACCAAGTAGTTTATGACTTTCTAGACCAAAATGTGACAGGTATAGTCCTCTCAATACCATTGGAGGAGGTTGATGGTGTCGCAATCTGCGAGGATGAAAGCAGGGATTCTGACGAGGAGGAAATGTAAAGATTAATTCTTTATTTTCCTAAGGATTTCCGCTATATCTGTAAAAATAATTCTGTATGAGCGAGATAGATGATAAGATTCAAAAGTTACTTACGCTACACCTTGGAAACATCAAGGTCGGCATTTCGCAAAGAATGACATCCTTGGGAAGGTCAGCAAGTGGCAGTTCTGTCGCTTCTCTAGGCGTGGAGGTGAATGGTAATAATGGTGTTCTGTCTGGTGCCAAGCAATGGGAGGCCATGCAACGTGGACGTGGTCCTGGCAAAGTGCTTTCTAATTTTCGTGAGGTAATCAAGAATTGGGTTAGGGTAAAGGGAATCAATATTAAGCCCAAGGGAAAGCAGACGCAAGAACAAGCCATAGAGAGTTTTTCTTACCTCGTCACTCGAAACATCATGCAGAAAGGGACAAAGCTTTACCGAGACAAGGGATATAACGACATCTACGATACCTTGCTGAAAGAAGAGATTGAAAAGCTGTCAGATGGCATAAGTTCTGTGTTCGAGTTAGAAGTAAACAGCATTAACGATAAATACATCAACGATGATAACAAAAACGATTAATAACGAGAGCCTAGGAATAGTGAATGGCACGATCCAATTTCCAAACGGTTATTGCTTTGTGTTCAATCCCAACTACATCTTTGTCGAGCTGGGCACAAATATTCCGTATGTGCAGGTAGAAATAATAGATGGCACCACCTCCTACTCCATCGCTTGCAACCTTTTCAAGGGAGGAGGAAGGTGCTATATCAGCAAATTGATGGAGCTAGTCTTCCAATACGACCACCTCACCAAGCGTTCGGCAGAGATAACAATGAATGTCTGCGCCCTTAGTGGAGAGAAAATCGTATTGGCATCATGCACGACCATAGCCATTTGGGGAAGTATGAAGGTGGGTGATACATTCGGGTGTGGCAAGATGGAAGAGATAACCTCCTCCAACCATGCAAGATTTGTGAGAGAGGTACGTCACTATACCGGTTTTCCATTCAAGGTGTCTATGTTCTCTCCGTCAGCAGACAAGCCATTGAAGAAAAAGATGGGTCATCAGTCGGAAATAACAGAGCAAGAAACAACAAAGGCTGGAATATTCGAAATAGATTTAACATCAGGCAATAGTATTGCAGAAACCCAATACAAGATTGAGGTGGAATCTGAGACCATCAAATCGACATTCACAAATGTTTTCGACAAGACGTTTACTGGAAGCATCTACCGATATGTGGATGAAATCGTAAAAGTGAGACCTCATAGAGACAAGGAAGGTTATTATCTAAGATGGATAGATGAATACGGATTCTTGGAATATTGGCTATTCAAGAAGAATACCCTCACCAACAAGAACAAGCTGGATAGTACGTCTATCGAAACAGACGTAGCCATTGATGGTGTTTACTACCCTAATCACGAGAGGACGATACACGTTGACAACGGAAGAACCGTCAAGTGTGGTGCGGTTAATCTCACATCGGGCGAGTATGATACCGTAGCAACGGTTTTGTCTTCGCCCCACATAGATTTATTTGTTGGCTACAGCTTGGAAAAAGAAGAAATTTGGCTACCTATCAACGTGGTTGCAGGTTCTTACAAAAAGGACGAGACCAAGGAATTGCAAGATTTCGAGCTACAGATAACACTACCAGACACATCATCACAAACACTATAGGTATGAGATACGATAAATTCAAAAAGTTAAAGACCGACAAGAAGAACCCAAAGCCTTGCGTTATCATACAGACAGGGGAGTTGGGGTATATCCTAACTATTGACTTTGCGCAAGACAAGATTCTTGTAAAGGCAAAAAGGTGTGGTCATGTCGGCTATCAAGAGCAGTGGTTTAACTATATAGAGATTGAGACTTGGTGATATGAAAGAGGAACTTTATATCTATGACGGAAAAGGTGGGCGTGCCTACGTTGACCTAAGCACTCCAAGTGGCATCACATTGAAGTGGGTAAGCAATATGTTTAATTCTTTGGATAAGGTGAATTGTTCGTATTCGTACACCTTCAAGATTCCAACGACTAATCACAACAGGAAGGTCATGGAATATGCGGAAGATATAAGACATAAAAGTGACCTTACCAAGAAAAAGCTGAAAGCCGAGTACATCATCAACGGAGTTACCATCTTACAGAACGCCTTTATCTACATAGAAAAGGTTTCTGACAAGAGTTACTCTTGCGTGTTCACTTGGGACGTGATTCAAGGCTTGCAAGACCTAAAGGATAATGGTTGCAGTCTAAATGAGCTTCGTGATGCACTAATCAAAAAAGGGCATGAGAACGATGAACTCATCAAGAACGATGGTATCGTTGATTGGTATGTTAATTGGCTAAGAAACGCTGACATAACAAAAGCATATAGCAATACGACCAAGATACTCTGCCCTTATTATGGAGTTTATCCGTCTGACCCGAACTATTGCAAATACCCAGACTTTAAATATGTTGTCGAACAAGGATTTCCACGCCCAGCTATGCCGATAAAGTACCTTATCAACACCATAAATGAGGCATTTGGCGCCAATTTCGTCATCGGCGAGAATAAGTCAAGCCTTTCGCAACTTCCTATAGAACCAATATCCAAGTGGTTGATGGAGGGAGAAAATATCGTGACGTATGGTGTTCTGCCATTGGTTGGATCTGACTTGACGGATGGACAGCTTGAAGCAATGGATAGGACGATGAAGTGTATATCGGCAGGCCTGATTGTTAAAAACATAATGTTCAAGACGACCGGTGTATTTGGCACATCGAGAGCACTACTTTTTGAGAAGAAACCTGATTTTGATGAAACTTGGATGCCTTACGAAGATGGTATCGGCTATCTTTTCTGTAAGGCATACGATGCAAGCGGAAAGGCTATAGGATGGGATTTTCCTTCCAACATAGAAGACTTGGAGAAGAAGGTGTCGAGTTCTTTCAATGCTTATGTGGATCCAAAATATGGGTGTGCAGGAATCATAGCTAGATACGGATGTACCATAATGATGCAGACAAAATTCTACATTGACTTGACTTGGTTCACAAAGCTGACACAAGAAATCTACGATAACGTCAAATTGGTAGTGCATAGTTGGAAGACAAACAACTATGGCTATTCCGATGAGAATATCGAGAAGTTTGAGGTTGCATCATTTTCCGCAACAAGCATAGAAACCGTGCTAGGCGATGATGGAATGAAGAGGTCTAGGCTCCATTTCAATTTCATGGAGAGTGAAGGATATGAGTCTGCGTCATTCTGTAGCGACAACGAAGCAATAACTGGCACGGAAGCCCAGTATTATTGGTTCAGCATATCGGCAAGCCTGTTCGAAATCAAAGATGTTGTTTTCGAGGAGAACTTCACGTTTTCAGCAGAAGTAAACAATCTTGATGAGAAACCACACAAAATGGATTCATTCACGAACTTGCCAGATATAGACTGCTTGTCATTTATGAAGTCGTTGTTTTACATCATTGGTGGGTTCCCTTACATCAATAATCTTGGCGAGATACGAATCAAAAGATACGAGGAAATCAAGAATAACTTGGCAAGAGGTTTCGTTTACGACTGGTCTAGCAAAGTTCTAAAACAAGGGCATACTTATGAGGAGCTGACGTTTAAGTTAAGCGACTTTAAGCAGAATAACTATTATCTAAGCAAATGGGACGATCTGGACAGAACAGAGAGTGACCTAAAAGATGAGGATGACTTATACGAGGATGGCATAGGCAATATTACTTGTGACAACGAAACACTGGATGATGAGCAAACCGTGCATCAACTTCCATTCTATCCACCGTTCATTTTTGATAGAACCAATCCTGGTACAACAGATGAGACAATTAAGGCGATGAGGTATAGTCCATCCGACACAAACCTTTCTGTTGATGACAGAGGAAGAATCGTTGACAGCAACAAGCCGAAGTATATAGATGTGAAACCAGCCTATGGCTATATACATAGAATACCTTACTTCGACAAGCAGAAGACTGACAGAATAAAGTCTTGGGAAGAAAATTATAGTCTCGCCGATTATTACCGTATGTCCGTTCTAAATCCTTTTAAGGATATATTGATGAATCCGTCATACCGATATTTTCAGCAAATAGTGGAGAACCCAATTTGCATAACGGAAAACCTTCTGCTTAATGAGTTCGACTTGAATGATATTGACTACGCCAAGCCTATATACTTGGAAAAGTACAATAGTTTCTTCTCTATTATCACCATTCAGCGCAATAAGGATGGAGTGAGTAAATGTGAATTAGTCAAGTTACCGATATACAAGCCGTCTGTCAAGATAAGTATTGGCATAGAGACCTCATTGGCGAAGTTCATCCATTTTAAACTCGCCTCAACTTCCAGTGAAGAGAAAGAAATTACGCTTGGATATATCATCAAAAACAACAACGATGGGGAGTATGTGCAACACTTCAAGGTAAAGCTATCGGGTGACACATGGATGCAGTTCAACCCAACGAACAGTACAGGGTGGGTAATAAAAGATGTGTGGCTAGACCACTATGAGAAAGGAGATTATAACGATTACGAATTTGAAATCATATAGTTATGGCAGACGCAAGAGTTAAAATCGTAGATATACAAGTAAATATCAAGGAAGCCATTGATGCGCTCTCACAATATGGTCAAGCCATCGATGCTGCAAAAGCAAGACAGAAAGAGCTGAAACAAGAGTTGAAGGATGGAAAGATCTCTCAACAGCAATATCAGTCCGCTATGGCATCTAGTCGTGTAGAAGTGAAAGCGAACCAAACGGCGGCAAACGACCTCACAAAGCAAGTACAGAACCAAATTGGTATGGTAAAGGCGCAAGAAGGTTCCATTCGTCAACTAAAGGCAGAACTTGCTCAAGCAACTACGCAATACCAGAACATGAGTCGCGCAGAAAGAGAATCTTCGTCCGGCACTCAACTAAAGGCTCATATCGCATCGTTGAAGACAGAGATTGCATCAGCCTCAGCAGAGACCTCTGCCTTTTACAAGAATATGGGTAATCCATCGCAAGCTGTCCAAGGTCTGAACAACTTAAAAGGAAAGGCAGCCGACCTTGTAAAACAGATGGCGATGATGGCTACAGGTGGCGGTATCTTGGCTTTCGGTAAGAATGTTGTTGATACGACAAGAAACTTTGAAGACGGTATGGCGAGAGTGCAAGCCGTTACCAATGCCACACAAGCAGAGTTTCAGGTGATGGAGCAAGAAGCCCTTAAATGGGGTTCAACCTATCGTTACACTGCAACGGAGGCTGCTAACTCTTTAGAGAACCTTACGAGAAACGGACTGAGTGCCCAGCAAGCAACGGAAGCACTCAGTCCTACCTTGCAATTGGCACAGGCCAACACGATAGGACTTGCGGAAGCTGCCGACATCACTACCAATGTCATGAATGGCTTTGGATTGGAGGTTAAGGATATGGGGCGTGTGAACGATGTTCTTTCATCAACAGCATCACATTCAGCAACGAATATCAGTATGCTTGCCGAAGCAGAGAAGAACGCTGCACCATTCGGTCACTCTCTAGGTCAGTCCATTGAGGAAGTCAACGCTGCACTCGGTGTCCTTGCAGATGTCGGTATCAAAGGATCAGACGCGGGTACAGCTATCCGTATGGTATTGATGGGACTTGCTTCCCCTACAGCAAAGCAACAGAAGGCTTTTAAGCAGTTGGGTGTTGACATTTCGGAATCGTCTTTACGCTCAGAAGGTTTGACAAAGACATTGGAGAAGCTGCGTGATAGTGGTGTAATGAAAGCCGCTAATTCGGCAGAGCTTCTTGGTGACATTTTCGGAAGACGTGTTGCACCACAAGCTATGGCATTGCTCAACAACATAGACGGATTAAAAAACAAGCTAGACATTCTCAACAATTCGCAAGGCACAACACAGAGAATGTTTGAGCAATCTTATAGTGATTTATCTAACTCATTATATGGTATTCAGTCTGCTTGGGAACATTTGCTTATCAGTATTGGTAAAGCTAGCGACAATCCATTGGTAGCTGTGACGGAAACTATAAGAAATGGCATTCTGTGGATTTCTCAGCACCTTCCAGAGGTAGGTCGTCTTGTTATGGATATAATATCCGGAATAACCTTCGCAAAGCTTATCTCATCTGCGAGGTCTGCATACACAGAAATGACCTCGTCGGCAATATCAAATGCACAGCAGGCATCAACAGCAGTTCAAGCAAACCAGGCTAAGGAACGTGTCTTGCGCAGAGAAACCGCCACGCTAGCTGCACAACTAGAAGCAAACAAGACCTCTTCTAACAGAATGTCTGCTGAGCAACAAAAGCTCATCGAAACGCAACTTGCAACAAAGAAGCAACAATTAGCGGTGACTACTGCCAACACACAGAAATTGCAAGCTACAGAGGTAGCCAAATGGAACCAAGCGCAAGCGTTGACTACGGGTTCTGTCTGGTCTAAGGGCTTTGCTGCGGCAGGAGTTGCGGCAAGAAGTTTCGTTATGACATGCAAGACGGCTTTCAAGGGATTCATAGTAACCGCTATCATGAGTTTGGCGTTTGAATTATTGATGTCCTTATATAATGCCTTCGCCAACGGAGAGGGTTACTTGGCACCATTCGCAAATTGGCTTAAAGGGCCACTAACCAAAGCGTGGAGAGGTATAGTAGATGTCATGGAAGCCGTCATTGCGGTAATTCAGCTCGTATGGGCTAAGTTGGATGTTGTTGGTAGGGCTACAAAGTATTGGACGGTGACGGTTGCTGTATTAGGCGCAAGTTTTAAAAGCACGATGGAGATTGCTAAATTCGCAATATCAACCATCATCAGCTATTTTAAGACACTTGGTAACATTGCCAAAAACGCTGGAGCCATCCTTGCAGATGTTTTCACATTGAATTGGGGAAACATTAAGAACGACTTTGCTAACCTCGCCAAGTCTGTTTCTGATTTCGGCAAGGGCGTTGCGGACAAGTTTATGGATATGAGTGGAACCATCAAGAAAAATGCAAAGGAGGCGGCAGACACCGTCAAGAACGCAAATAGCACATACGAAAAGGAGCATAACAAAAAAGTATCTAACACACTTGAAGAGGTGACTGGAGGTAAAATCAGCTTTGGTACACCAACACAGAAGAAAACGAAAACCAAAAAGAAGCAGACTCCCCCGAAACCTAAGCCACAAAAGCCTGATAAGGAAACTCCCACTCCACCAGTGTCACCAGAGGACGATAAAGAGGTCAAGAAACGTCAAGCGGCAGCGGATAAGGCGGCTAGGTTGCAAGAGCAACAAGCTAAAAAAGAGCAGGAAGTACTGAAAGCTGCACACGATGCAATGCTAGCCACGATGGAAGATACAATAGAGAAACGCAGAACACAGATTGAGACACAATACAACGATGAAATCAGTAAGTTAAAATCCAGACTAGCTACCGAGCGCAACCTCACGGCAACAGCGAGAGAAGCAATCAATCAGACCATCAAGTACAAAGAAATAAAGAAGAACCAAGAACTTGAAAAGCTATCTGATGAGAACTTAAAGCAAGAGGTAGCACGTCAGCAGAAATACATCGACTCACGTCTTTCTGTAATAATGAAAGGTAGCCAAGAGGAGCTAAACCTTAAGAAACAGAAGATTGAGGAAGAGAAGAAACTTAGCCTCAACAATTTGAAGAATGAGGAAAAGACAGGAATACTTGATGCAACAGAGAAACGTGATTCTGCTAAATTGGACATGAACTCGGCCAAGAACAAACTAGATAAAGATAGAGAAAATGGTGCTGACGCTGATACGCTATCAAAGGATCAGGAAGCCTACAATGCTAAAATTGCCGCTTACCAAGCGATGCAAGAGGAGCTGACTAGAATCACCGCACAATACGAACAGCAAAGACAAGACATAGAGGCAAAGGCAAGACAACAGACAGCGCAAGTAGACCTAGAGTTCGCAAAGCAGCAAGAAGCCGACCGCCAACAAGTATTCCAAAACAGATTGGCAGAATTGGAAATGGAAGGTCAGCAACAGACAGAGTTGCAGCAAAACCTTAATATTATCGGTCTAGATGTTGTCACGCAAAACGAGTTTGACAAGCTTGAAGTTCAGAAGCAAGCGGCACAAGATAAGCTGAACTTCATGCAGCAGTTCCAACAACAAGAGGGGGAGACAGAGGACGAGTACACCCAAAGACTCAGTGATGTAGGAATGACACGTTTGGATGTGGAGACTCAGACAATGGAAGCGAGAAAGAATCTCGCTGATGCGAATACACAGATTAACCAAGGTGAGATAAAGAATGAAGAAGCCAAGAAAAAAGCTTTCCAAACGGTGGGTACCAGCATGATAAGTATGCTTGACACATTGGGCGAAAGCAACTCTGCGTTCGCAAAGATGAGCAAGATAATCACACTTGCCCAAATCGCAATAGACACAGGTAAGGCTCTTTCTGCAGGTATAGCTTCCGCATCGTCACTCCCTTACCCTGCGAACCTCGCAGCTATTGCAACAACGGTTGCAACAGTATTGGCAAACGTTGCAACTGCCATCAGCACAGTTAAATCCGCAAAATTCGCCACTGGTGGTAAGGTCGTAGGTCCTGGAACAGGAACAAGTGATAGCGTACCAGCCCAGCTCAGCAATGGAGAGTACGTTATGACGGCAAGAGCAACACGGATGTTTGAGCCAATGCTCGCTGCAATGAACAATATCGGAGCAGGAGTACCAATAGCAAGCGGTCGTAACTTTAGTGTAGTTCAAAATACACAAGACATGACTGATTCCTTCGCCGAGGCGGCTCAAACTATCAGACCTGTAGTTTCTGTGGAAGAAATAACTGATGCACAGAGTCGAGTGGAGACAATCCAAAGTCTAGATAACATCTAGGATGCTAAAATACGTTGGGAAGGTTAAAAATTGCGCCTTTCCAACGTATTTATAAGTAAAAAACGTCCCAAATTGAGATTTTTATCAATATTTAAAGCGAAAATTAAATAAAAAAGCGTATTTTTGCACTTGGCAACAACAAAAAGCCATGCAAATACGAAATATTCACTTAAAATTCGAGTTATGACGCAATTTGAGCTAATCAAAACAAATGAAACCATACTGAAGGCGATGGTTCGAAACAACATCGGCATCTTGGAAGTCAACAACCTTATGATTTATGAAGAATATGAGGCAAGAAAGGCAAGAAATGAAAAAATAGGCTACATAATGTGTAGCCTGAAGGATAAATACAATGTTACGGAACGCAGCATATATGGAATCGTAAAAAGAATGAAAAAAAGGATTGAAATATGAGACGTATCAACGAAATAGAGAAAAGCCAGCTATATTTTGGAGATAACAAGGAGGTATTGGATAGTTTACCAGCCTATTGCTGTCATCTACTTATAGCCGATCCACCATATCGGTTTACAAAGGGTGTACATAGTGAGACCCAAAAAGCCAAAAGCAACATGTGTAAGTCTGCACTCTATGACTATACAGATAATAGCGGAATGTGTCGTGTCAAGAACGGATTGCAACGTAAAGATATTTACGCTTGGATTGATAAGGTACCACGTATCATGGTTAAGATGAATGCTTATGTGTTCTGCTCGGAAGAACAAATCGCCGACTACTACGAATGGGCACGAGAGCATAAATACAAGTTTTCCGTCTTGGTATGGGAGAAACCGGTTTGCATCATATCAAAGCAGAGATACGCACAAAATGTAGAGTTCATTGTGAGAATATACGAAAATGGAACCGCCCTCAACAAACTTGAAGACAGCTCCATGTATAGTAGGGTCATAAAGAGTTCTTATTTGAAAGCGAAATACCACCCTACCCAAAAGCCATTAGAGATATTTGACAGAATCATTACTCTATCATCAAAAAAAGATAATGTGGTCATAGACCCATTTCTCGGATCTGGAACAACGGCTATATCAGCAGCAAAGCTAGGAAGGAAATACATTGGTATAGAAAATAACGAGAAGTTCTTCAAGATTGCCGAGGAGAGAATCAAAAAAGAGGCAGGCAAATCATTGAATATCTTCGTGAATCAAACCTGATATAATCTTATTGTAGGTTTCCCCATCAGATGGATAAAAAGTATAGACCTTATCTTTACCACCCAAGTTTAGATGTAGGTCTATACCCTTTATATATTCGATTATATCCTTGCCGAAGTTCGTCATGACAACATCAAACGGATAGCCACCTTGTATTTGGGCATAAATGGCCTCTTTAGATGTAATAGACTCAACCAAGCAAGTACGTAAGATATGATGGCTTGGAGACCAATAGGTAAATTTTCCTTTATCTTCTTCCGTATCACCACTCAAAGCGTAGGTATAATTTTTCTCCAAGTCAGCAGATTTAAGAGACTCTTCCTCAAACACTTGTGTTGGCTCTTTAAAGTTCAACACGAAATAAGGTGGTTGAACCATTTTTGACATTGTTACGCCAATTCCATTTGGACCTGCATAGACAACGTAAAGGCTATCAATAAGAATTGAGCCGTCATTTTGGATAACGCCTACACTTTCGTGTTGGGCTTCAACTTCTGGAGAAGTAGTGTTATCTGTGCTTGAAAAGATTGCACCTAGAACGAAGATGAAGGCGAAGAATGCAATCACAGCAATAAGGCAGCCTTTAAGAAATTTCTTTGGTTTCATAACTAAAAAGATTTTAATGTGAATAATATTTTGTGCAAAGATAAGAAAAGATTGATTAATAAATGAGTTTATCCTGGATTTATTTAAAATATAAAGATGTGTACTTATCAAAGAGTTGCATCAATGAGTAATAAACAAAAAATATTTTGCTTATTTGATAAAAATAATTGTTAAATACTTGCATATATGATAAATTTGTTGTATCTTTGTAGTGCAAATAAAAAATAAAAGTATTCACTTTAAAATTCATAGATTATGAACAATTCAGTTGAAACAAAGAAGGCAGAGGTTAGAAAGAACATTGAGAATGTGTTTGAGTCAGCCACAAAGAAGATTCAGAACATCATTTCTGTTTGCCCTGATTGGGAGGTAGAGGGTATTGACTTAGGCTACAAGTCACTTATCGTCCACTTGAATTTGAAGGGAGTTGGAAGAGACAGAGACATGGTGATTCGCTATCAAGCTAAAGTTGGTAATTTCCAGGAAGAGTCTTTCAACACCAATGTGGCATGCTGCGGTAGCTTTGACCTTCTTGATGCAAATGACAACCTTAAGTACTACACAGCAGTTGGCGACATCCTCAACCATAAAGATATGCTTTCACTTTTGAAAGATACTATGGTCCACTTCACAAATAAATTCATTGAGTTGCGTAAAGAATATGATAAATTAGACAAGGAGGATTAATTATGACAAAGCAAGAAGAAATCGATATTCTACAGTCCTTGAAGGGCGATACCTATTTCGCTCAGTTCTTCGGAAGCAAGGATATTGATCAGATGTGTCAGAACATCAATAACGACTTCGCTATTGAGGGTGGATGCGGATTTAGCCAGAAAGTAGAGCAGCTTCAGAGAATCATTGATGACCTAAAAAAGGAATATGTCAATAACATGCGTAATTGGGGTATGAAGATAATTGAGGCTATCAGTAGTGGTACCGATGAGGATGAAATCTATGGTATTGTCAAGGATGAACTCGGAATTGACGAAATCATTAAGTTCAAGCATTCGAAGCACATTGAATTAAACGATGATGAGTTGAACTATTTAGTATCGAAGATATGAAAGTAAATACTCCTGACGAAAGATTACCGAGAGAGGTTAAGGGTCTCGTCTCAGCCATCCAAAGAAAGGATGGAAATTGCGAGGATTGGCTCAATGCATATAACAAGCACCCTTTCGATTTCACTTGGAATGGACACAGAATGACGGTCGAAGACCTTCACGCCTCCTACGGAGTTATAGGCTACACCATCGAATATCGTGGAGTCACGATAGATGTAGATAACGAATTACACGCAATTAGAATCATAGACAATGACTAGATATCATTCATGCAAAGATTGCATCGCCTACGGCTCATGCAGAGACAGTAAGGCTGGACAGAGTGGTTACATCTGCGACCAATGGGATTGGAGATACGCAGGATCGTGGTTTGACAATTAAAGATTAAGAGCAATGAAAACAGAAAAAGTAACAAAAGACGATTTGATTAATACGCTCAAAGAGCGAGGGATTAAAGATGAGGTCAAGCAAGAGAAAATCGTTGAACGCTTGCAAGTCAATGGTTGTTTGATAGCAATGGTGTCAGACGTTCTCGACAACTTGATTAAGGACGAGGAGGACATGCTGAAATTGTTAGAGGTAAAGTACAAGAACGAGCAGAAGATGTACCGAAATAATATGATGGACGCTGCAAAAAAATACACCTTCAATATGAAGGGATTTACTCAGCACTTCTTCGGTACAGAAATCAACGACAACCTGGAGGACAATGCCCAGGACATCTACGACATCATCAAGCTTCTTGCGGACCACACTAACGACCACAAGGATATGGAAGTGATTAAGAGAAACCTCAGAAAGAGAAAGTTGAACCATCATATTTTCGATTAAGCTTATGGCTACAGCAAATTTTGAGATAGGAAACAAAGAATTTGAGGTACGTTTCATACGTGAATCAGGTTATCCTCCAACAAAGAATGAACGTGGTTCTTCATTGGTTGAGTATGATGTAACTACATACAAGAATAATCAACCAATGATGAAGAAATTCAATCAAAAGAAACGAATTTATTTCGACCTTGAAGGTAATGTTTATAAGAATAAGCAGAGCAACAAGGTGTGGTTCAATTTTTATAAAGCAAGTTGATAGATTATGAAAACAGCAAGACATATTGTAATAGACATAGAAACATTAGGTAGAAGAAATGATGCCGCAGGACTGAAAAACGGTCTCCAAAACAAGGGATCTGAATGGAACGAGACGCAGGAAGGAGTTCTTAAAGCTTACTTCAAGAATAATCCTGACACGGTCGTTGCATCTATGCTAAGCAGAACCGTTTACGAGGTTCGTAAGAAAGCCAAGGAAATGGGTTTGAAAAAATCAGAGAAATACTTAAAAGAAATAAGAGTCAAAAACTTAAAGAAAGATAAAGATGGAAATCATTGACATTTATGATTTGATCTATATTAAACAGATTGTTGGAATTGTTGCTATTGTTGCGATTTCTGTATCATTCATTGTGTATATTTTCGTAATAACTCGTCGCCTATGATGTCCTACAAACAATATCAAGTAGCCTGTGGGGGGGTGAGAGAGCAAATCAAGATGGCTCAGAAACTCCACAGCCCTCACATGGAGAGAAAGTACAAGCAAGCCTTGTTGAAGTTACAGGCAAGGTTCTTGAAGCCAGACCACCAAGAGGTGTATGGCAAGCTAGTGTTGAATCATTATAATTTGTAGTAGTATGGAGAAAGAGCCTATTCAGAAAGTAAAGATGAAAGATATTCCAAAAGGAGGATTGTTCATCTACAGAAAAGAGGTATGGCGTTCTCTTGGCAAACTTTTAGCAAGCAGTCATAGCTGCACTGTCCAAAAGGCATTTGTCAATGAGTATGGTACTGAAATACATACTACCAATGCCGACTTCTCTGACCATTTCAAGGTTAGACCTTATTATGGAAATCTACCAATTTTAAAAGAGAATTGATTATGAAAGAAGAACTTAACATAGCGGCTATCCTGAATGAGAAGCCTACAGAAACAAAGTTGTGGTCTCCTATTTCAGGAGACTGTAAATATGAATATTTAATACATGATTCTATTAATGTCTGGTTTCAAGGTTTAGGAGTTATTATGCTTTCAAAAAAAGGAAAATGGAACCCATGCGGAGAAACTATCATTTTCCCATCCAAACAAATGCAAGATTGGAGCAAGTTCGCTTGGAAGAAAGGAGATGTGTTAGTAAGTAATGATGGAAAGAGAGAAGTCCTTTTCAAAACTTGGGAAAGGGATAGTTATACAAAGTTCGTAGGTCTTCATTGTCTAATTATCAATGATAATGAAGAAGTTGAATATGATAATGGTACAACAGTCTTTAACACCAATGATTTTAAAGGTATTGAGGCAGAAGATGTTGCTCAGACCTACATTAACACCATTGAGGAGCGATTTGGTGGCAAGCTCAACCTAGAGACTTTGGAGATTGAAGAATATCCTGAGTTCAAGGATGGGGATATATTGTATTCCAATTTGGTTGGAAATGAAGTATTCATAGTTAAAATAGAAGAAAAATGTATATTGCATAGTTATGTATATATGGATATATATAACAAAGTTCTTAACATAGATAAAGATGAAACTTTTTCTATATCTGGTTGTATATATGATGGTAATATTCGTCTAGCCACTGACTCAGAGAAGCAGCAACTCTTTTCAGCCTTAGCTAAGGAAGGTAAGCGTTGGAATCCAGATACCAAACAAATTGAGGACTTGCCTAAGAAGTGTGAGTTTAAGCCCATGGACTGGTGCTTGATGAGAGATAAGAAGGAAACTTGGAAATTATGTCAGTTCAGCTTCTTTGATGATGGTGATTATGAGGCTCCTTATAACGCAGTAGGAGGTAATTGGTTTGATGAGTGCATCCCTTACAACGACCAGACCAAGCACCTCTTGGGTACAACTGATAAGTGAAAAGGAGGTGAGGGATGAAAGAATGGTTAATGTCTAAAACAAGTGAACTTAGTTGTTATTGCAACCGAGTTCCTTATAATAAAGCAACTTATAATGTATATCTATTAATGTGTAAATTAATTGGATGGTTATGATAGACAAAAATATAAGTAATATGGAAGATTTTTAGAAAAGAATGCTCGATGAGCACATTCAATTAGTAGAGCGTTTAAGCAAGTTGAACGCTGCCTTAAAGAAAGAAGGTTTCTTGCAGAAAGTAGGAGTTGCCCAGTTTACTCTTATGACTAAGCAAAAGCTTGGTATGACATCTTATCTTGAAGCCCTTGAAGATAGAATGAGAGATATGGGCATTGATGCTGATTATGTGGTAGAACAGTCTAAATGGCAGTAACAGAGTAACTAACCACCCTCTCCTTGACAACAGGGAGAGGGTAAAAAGAAAGAAATATGAGATTAAGTGAATATGAAGCAGGTACTATCTTAGTTGATAGTGATGGCAAAGCGTTTATCCATGATGGCTTTATCAACGCTGATGGATATGGTGTGATAATTGGTGAGGATTCTAATGGAATGATTCAGAAATCAAATGGTATTGGTAACTGGATGAAGGAAGGCTGCTGTAGAGAAGCAACTTCACAAAAAGTCAGTGAGTTTTTCGCTAAGGTTCGCAAAACACAGAAAATTATCAATTACTAAGGAGAGTAAAAAGAAGAGAATATGGAATTAGTAATTACAATATTAGGTTGGATTGCATTAGGTGTTATATCCGCTTATCTGTTAGCAATAGTAGGTAAAATAATCTTTGATGCTGCAACCGCTGATTATAAGTTATACAAGCATGTAAGATTATGTCGCAAAAGATTGCTAAGACAGCGATACGAAGATTACGCTTGGCTATTACTCCAGTTAGAGAAAGATACGGAAGTTTTTAATCTTACTCATAATACAAGAGATTGGACTTTTGAAGATTGGAGAGAATTTTATCTTAAAAAGGCAAAGGAGGATAAAAAGAAAGAGCTATGAATGTAGATAAAGCAAAGAGAAACATCAGAAAAGTATATAATGATATTCAGACAGAATCTGCTTATGGTAGCACGGTTAGTGTTAGCAAGATGAATGAATGGGCAGAAATACTTGACGATGCACTTGCATTCTTAGGAGACTGACTTATGAATAAGATGTATCAGATAGACCAAGACCTTAAAGACAAGCTAGTCAAGTACTTCTCAACCATCGAGGAAATGGCAGATGAACTGACTGCTGGCAATGTGGCTCACAAGAAAGCAGCCATCAAGGGGTTTGCTGTAAGGGCAAAAGAGTTTTTAATTAAACATACATAACTATGGATAAGAAGAAAGTTAAAGAGTTGGTGGAACAGATAGATTTCATTGCTCATGATTACATTGATGGAGACAAGCAAGAGGAGTTGCAAAATCTTGTCAGTGAGCTGCAAGAAGAACTCTCCAAGTCAGACTGGATTTCTGTTAAGGATGGGTTGCCTGAGTATGATGAAGATATATGGATAAGAAGCAAAAAGTATCCTAAGAATGTTGGTACAGCCTATCGTCACAAAGAATGTGAAGGAGGTTATGGGTCTGACAAATACGGATTCCCTTCTGAATTAGAAGTTACCCATTGGCACAAAATAGATAAGTTGGAGGAGTAAGTATGGATTATATAGATACAGTACATAAGGCACGTAAGCCACACAGATGTTATATGTGTGGCTGTGAAATAGAAGTTGGAACGAAATATATTCGTCAGTTTGTTCCTGAATATAAATCTGCAATCCGTATGCACAAGGAATGTCAAGAACTCCTAAGTCACGAAGGTTTCTATGATGAAGAATCTTGCGAGGGTACAAGTGATCCACGAACGAGCAAGGAATGGTTCGCTAAAATGCGCAAGATGCGTGATGATTTCGAGAATAGCATCAAGGAGGAAAACGAAAAGATTAAGGCATCCTAAAGAATGAACAAATTAGAAGAATTGTCTTACATTTACGAAATTAAGCAACTAAAACTTGAAATTGCTAAGCTAACGGAAGACAAAAAGAGATTGTTAGAACTAATAAAAATAATGAAGAAATGAAATATTTTGGTCTGTATTGTCCTGGACAAGAGAAGGATAAAGAGAAGTTCAACAGAGTGAAGAGCGTATTAAGCAATAATGGTGATCGCTTTCTGTTTGAAAATAAGAAAGACTGCGAAAAGGCAGTAGAGAATATCCAAGCTCAACTTAAAGAAGATATTGGCTTAAAGTTCGAGTGGTTGAATGATTGGAACAATGACAAACAGGAGTCTGTGGTATTCGCCGTTTCTCGTTCCAATACAATGCCATACGCTATAGGATATTTACATTTTTATAAATCAAAAAATTAAGAAATGGCAAAAGCTATATGTATCACTATCCCACAAAAAATCAAGTGGGAAAATTATCAGAAGGAACTTAAAGCAGTTGAGGACGGAAAGCAAGTCTTAAACTTTAAGGTTCCTAGACTACCGAAGGACATCAACAACATTAAACGATGCTACCTTTGTTATAAGGGAAAGATTATAGGTTGGCAATCCATCGTAGGCTGCGTGAAAGATGGTGAGTTCGACTGTTCTATTAACGGCAAGCATTGGAAAGGAAACTTCATCCAACGTAGCGGAAAGTTTCATTATCTAAAGAATCACATTGAGTGCAAGCCATTTCGTGGATTTAAATATATTGAAGGATAGATATGGAGAAGATAGAAATTAAAGAAATAGGCAGTTGGCAGAGAGTTGTTGACGCTGCACGTTTTACGCAAGGTAAAGATTCTTTGGGACACGAACCTAGCGAAAAGTTCAAGAGACAGATGATTATCAGTGAGCATTCCCCTCTTCGACTTCTAGAGTTCGACATCAAGGTGTACGGAATACCTTACTATAGCATGGGGCATTTTGTACGTCATGTTCACGCTCAACCATTCGTCAGCACATCAAGACCGGACATCACTGGTGCAAAAGCGACAAGACATGAAATGCCACAAGATGCCTTGGTTAATATGCAGCTAAGCCTCAACGCACAGGAGATTATCAATATCAGCCGTTTGCGACTTTGCTCCAAAGCCGAGAGTACTACTAGAAATATATGGGAGTCGGTTGTGTCGGAACTAGCAAAGATAGAACCCGAGTTAGCAGAAGCTTGTCAGCCACAATGTGTATTCAAGGGCTACTGCTCGGAAATGAAATGTTGCGGACTGATTTGGACTGAGAAGTATCTAAACAGACGAAAAAGTTTGCTATCGAATTTCAACGTCAGCGTACCATAAAATCTTTCATTTTTGGTAAAAAATATCTTGCTAAATATTTGCATATTTGATAAAATTGTTTGTATCTTTGTAATGTAAATAAAAAGAAACATTATTCACTTTAAAATTCAAGATTATGAAACTTACAGACAAAGATTACACAGTAATCGCACAAGATGTAAAAGAAGGAACCAACTACATCGAATACGAGAAAGACAATGAGATTATCGCCATCGATTGTGAGCTAGTAATAGATGGTTATACTGAGGATGACTATTATCACGGAACTGGCGCATTCGTAGAGACTAGCAAAGACCTTTATGTTAAAAGCGTTGAGAGCTGGAACTCAGTTGGCGATGACACAGAGAACGATTTCGACCAAGATGAACTTCTCAAATGGGTAGCATAACATCTGCCCTTATCATAAATGCAAATAAAAACTTTAAAATATCAGAATTATGGAGGAAGATAATACAAAAATCGAGCAGCTTAGAGATTCTATTAAGAACCTTTACTCGGATATGAAAGAGACTTTCAATAATGCCTTGAAAGGATATTCGGATTTCAGAGTTTATGATACTCATTGCTTTTTCAATGGTATTGCAGTGAAATTTGCGATTTTTCTCAATGAAGATAAGGGAGAAATAGCAAAATGGAGTACTATAGAGTTGGTACTTGAAGAGGTAGATATTTTAGAAGGTAACAACGATATTAAGTTTACTTCCAACATTGGTACTACTGGGGAGTTCGACCTGAATGACTGCAGTAAAGGGTCACGTAACAACTTCTATATTCAAGTTGGCAAACTATTGGGCAATCAGAATGTCATGGATATTATCAAGAACGGAATGATCGTTTATGGTGCTGCCATCCGTGAAAACAGAGAGAAGCTAAAGAGATTAAGAAATAACTCAGAAAGCTAAAGCATAAACTAAGCAATATTTGACTTAGGATTCCGCATAACTTAAAATTGAGAACGATAAAATATAAAACAATGGAAAATATATCTAACCCGATGTTTCAATATCAATATGGAGACATAGAGCTTGATAACATCATCCAACACGATAGATTCACTTATCCTGATGAACGTCTTCCTAAGATGACCCTTACAGAGTTAATCTGTAAAATAAAGAACCACGAAGAGATTGAAGCTGGTACTTTTGTTTACATAACCATGCAAGACTTGACTAAGGAAACTTGTACCTGGTCGGAAGAAGTTCTTACCCATATACAAACCAACACAAAGCTTGTTCTTGAGTCAGAAGAGGACAATGACAACTGGACAAGAACTTTCCTTGTCATTGATAAGGAAAAGATATGGATTGGCGATGAAGTCGATGGAAGTTTCCATGATATGACTGCAAAGTATGGAGACACTAACTCATTTGAGTTTAAAACTTTTCAAGAGTATAGTTAATACGAAAAATATGGCTAATATTTGTACGACAGAATACGTTTTTGAAGGTGATGGTAGAAATATAAACGCCTTGCGACAAGTGCTAGAGAAACAAGCATCCTCGAAAGAGGAATGCCGAGATTACCAAGATTGGCATTGTCAGCCGAATTGGCTTGGTTATCTAGCAGAAAACGAATTGAACATCAACCCTAACGAAATTTCGTGCCGTGGTGAGTTCTGTCTAGGAGAAATCGGCGACTGTCCATACGATGAAGAAGAGCAAATTTTAAAAGTCTCTGCCTATACCGCATGGTCTCCTTGCAATTCGGTGTTTGAGAAGTTGGCTGAGAAATATGACTTGAAGCTATACTGGATAGCCGAGGAACTTGGATGCGAATTGTTTCAGTCAAACGATTCCTCTGAGAAATATTTTCACGACATCTATATTGTAGATATGGATGATTACGGAACAGGATATTTCGAGTCCGAGGAAGATGCCGTTAAATATGTCGTTGACAACATGATAGGGAATCCGGATATAACCTGGCCTGAGTTAGAAGACATAGATGGTGTATTTACTTATGAGGTAGAATATGTGTAATATTAAGCACGATTGGCATACAAGTTCGGAGCGTAGCTATTCTTATCATATATACCTTAAACTACGTGTACAGAACCTCTATGATGCCTTTCGTGCTTTCTAAAGCAAGAAAGAAAATGAAAAAGTATCAAATTGAATTGACGGAGAGACAACTCCAACTTCTCTCCTACGCTTGTGAGAAAGCAGACAGACAAATCATCGGTCAATTAGATGTGTCCTTATGGCACGACTGCATGGAAGCTTGGGAGCGAGAATACAAAAAAGACAATGGGATAAAGGGCATTCTACCCCACTTACCGAAGGAATGGCATATCGTAAGCGGTCAAGTAGATGGTCTTATAGATACCCTTCGCCAATTATGCTGGCACCAAGACAGACATACTATGTATGGGATTGGCTACGACAACACGGCAGATACACTATTTGATATGCACTGCGTTTTTCGTCATGCCCTATTGAAGGAAGAACCTGAAGATAAGCGACTAGTTGGAGTTGTAAGCGCATATCCTCACGACCACCCATATGGAAGTGAGCCTTTGGCTAAAATCATAAAAGTGTTTGAAGATGGCTATAAAAAGGAAAACAAGTAAACCGAATCAGGTTTGTAGCGAGTGTGCTTGTGCCACATGGCAATGGAAGCACGAACATATAGATTTGCAAGGAAATCCAATATGTCTCACCTGCCCTCATCAAGAATGGTGGATTATAAGAGGAACGATATATAACGGTTGTCAATACTACAAAAAAGGTGAGCCTTCAAACAAAACAAAGCTTAAATGATAATTTTTTGGCTTATTTTCTTGCATATCTGATAATTTTTGCTTATCTTTGTAGTGCAAATAAAAAATAACTATCAAAATTATGAACTTAAAAGAAATTGCTTTAAAGGCTAACGGCAACAGCCGTGCTTGTGGAAAATGCAAGATGCGGAGAAAATGCAATCTCGAACTTTCAAAAATTTGCAGAGACGCATTTGTTGAAGGCTTTCATAAAGGTTACAAGAAATCGGTTGAGAAGCAAAAGCAGAAAATCTCTTCAATTCTTCACGATGCAAGCGAGTATGTCAGCGGCAAGGATATATTTATATTCTTCCGTGATGTGCGTGGTGATGAGGATGCGGCGTTCATTGAGCGAACACGTTTCGTCAAACCAAAAGAACAATGCATCGGTACGGTTAGATGGAAACCAAAGGAAGAAGACGAGCCACGTCAGTTACCTATCGCCTGGTGCAGTGAGGATGATTTATTAAATCTCCTAGGCTACAATAAGCGATTCAAGGAGCTTGAAACAACCTCGCTTTCGGTTGGTTGGGCTGCATACCCACGCAAGGAGTATGAGAAAAACCTAGAAAAGTACAAAGATACTCGTGCTAAATTCTCTAAACATAAAAAGAAATGACTGGGGAAGAGTTTGATAACGTAAGATGGCGTAAGGGAATGCGTGCAAAGATATTTATTGAAGGCATGGCACTGTTATAGGTGTCCGATTTGATAAAAGCCTTGTTATCGTTAGGCTGGATAAAGAACCTATCAACCGCCGTGAGTTTCCTGCTACATTAGTAACATTGGGGGAAGATAAAAATGTGTGAAGTAATAATAAAAGGACACGTAAGTACATCAGATGCGTTGAAGTATATTCTGAAATTCAACATCATTATATTTTGTAATGTCTGGCGTGTCATAGATAACATAGTTCATCGTTATACGTGGGGCTGCATTATATTAACGGCTGCAATATCTTTTATTGTGAGTTTTGTGAAAATCAGCAAGGCTAGAGCCGAGAGAGATAGCTACAACAAAACGTTGGTGCAAACGCAAATGCAACTTAACAAGTATAAGGTAATATATGATAAATAAAAAATATTGATTATGACACATACAAACAGAGCATATTATATAAAAAGACTCGAAGTTGTCAAGGAGCTTCTGAATGAGTTTCGTTCTAATACTTCCTTGTGGAGTGTGAAGAAACAGATAGAAGAAATTCTAAAAGACTGATAGAAATGAAGACGAATCCAAGAATGTTTATGTTAAAGATTAGGAAAGTGCCAAAGAAGTTATGTTCTTGGTGCCTCAACCACGTTGGCTTGTGCAACGCTTCTTTCCTTTTAGGAATAGGTATAGGCCAAGCCATACACGGAAACTATACCGGACTATTGCTGCAAATTCCGTTTGTAGTTCTTTGGTGGTTGTACAATCACATGGAAGTCCTTTGTTGTGATATGCAAAGGATTGCAAGTAATTCGTTGAATAACGCAAGGGAATCCCAGAGAATAGCAGAGGATTTCAAGGAGCGTTATTTTGCACTTTTAAAGACGATTAACGATATTTGCATGGGACAAAACGAAAGTGATAACAATAAAACTGAAAAAGATGATACTAAATAAAGACTTACAGCTTACACCAGAGTCGGAAATAAAGAGGCTCAATAAGGTAATCGCAGAGAAAAACCGCTGCATCGAAGCATTCAAAAAGTATGATGCCGAAAGAAAAGAATACTACTCAAGTTTGGAGGCTAAGTATAAGTATATGGAAGACGAGTTTAATAGATTCGTCAAGGCAGTTGATGAGGATTGTAACCATACCACTGCGAAACAAGTAAGTGGACTACTCACGAATTTTCGCCAATTTAGCTATGGCGCAAGGTTCAATAAGTTGCAAGGTCAAATAGAATCTGCCAGGGTGAATTTTGCTAAGTTAAAAGAAGCTTTCGAGAGATTTGTTTCTTCGGAATCCTTTATGCTTAGCTTCACGAATCGAGAAGAGTACGATGAACTTTTTGGGATTACCAGACAGAAATTTGATAGGCTAGAAAAGATTCTTGAAAAAAAAGTAGATTAACAAACTAACGTATGTCGCCTATGGAAAGTGAGAAAACTTTTATAATTAGAAAGAAATCCGATTACGACAAGACTTACCCTATTGGTAGTATTTTGCGAATCGGTCAAAGAAGATACAAGGTAATGTTGGAGCCAGAGTTTGTTGCAGGTTGTGACATTTGTTCATTCAGAGAAGGACTTTGCCAGTTGTCTTGTATGCACTCCGAAAGAGAAGATAACAGGGATGTTTACTTTAAAGAAATATAAGACATGAAAATAGTAATAGATATAGAAACGCTTGGAAGAAGAAATGATGCTGCTATTACACAAATAGGTATAGTAGTAGCAGATGATAACTACAATGTAATAGCAGACAAACTTATCTCCATTTCTCCTAATAAATGGAATACTTGTAACAGAACCTTTACTGGCGAGACATTGATATGGTGGATGCAACAAAATAATAGTCCTGTAAGGAATAAAGAGGGCTATGACTATAAGGGGGCTTTAAAGGTGCTACGTAGAATCATTGATACTTATCAAAGCGATACTACGTTCATATACACAAAGGGTGTTATGGATCTGTTCTGTCTAAAAGACTTGTATGAGTACTTCGGAGAGGAAATACCTTGGCTATTTTGGCAACCAAGAGACATCAGAAGCATCAAAGATATGGTGCCTAACTGGGTTACAATTAAAGAAAATAGCCACAATGCACTTGAAGATGCCTTGAATGAGCTAGTAGAAATGAAACTTAACTTGGGTAAGAAATAATAATTTTGTTATGAAGGAAAGATTTGTAAGAATAGGTATAGGCTTTAATGGCCAGAACGTTATCCATTACATCAAGGAGATTAAAAGTCATTGGTGGAGCAAGTGGAAAGTTGTAATGGATGGTACTGCGCCTTTAATCTTTTATAAACTGCCCGAAGGTGTGCGTGCGGTAAATGAACGCCCATCGTTTATCTTTAAAAATGGAAACGTTGTAGGACCTAGTACATTGCCACCACCTCCACCGCCCTTTCCGAAAGGTGACGTAGAGGTACGAAAGAGTATGATAGATATGGTTCGTAACGCAGATGAAATCTATGTAGGTATCATACAAGATGGTAAGTATTATGTGGCAACAGATACTGAAAGTATTCAAAGTTGTAAAGATTTGCAAAGCCTTGAAATCATAGATGAAGAGTATTAAAGTAAGCTTCTTTAGGATTTAGATAATATCGATTGTTTTTATTTGTAAGTCGTTCTGTTCGAGAGGAATAGGACGACTTTTTATGTTTTTACTGAAAGCGCACTTTCACCGTTTTTGGGGAACAAAACAAACTGATATATATTTATTTTATGTAATTTTGCCATAGGAATAATAATGATTTAAATCATGGCACAATTAAGAATTTACAATGAAATTGTCGATGAGGAAACAAAGGTGATGTACCGAGACTGGTTTGGTACAGACGGAGTTTGCTATAAAGACATCGCTGACTTCTTGGACCAGATGGACGAAGGCGACCTAGAGATAGAAATGCTTATCCACTGCCCAGGAGGAAACTGCCTTGAGGGATGGGCTATCTACGACAAGCTGCGCCAGAGTGGCAAGCAAATCTCAGCGACTATCGAAGGTCAGTGTTCGTCTATGGCTTCTGTTATCCTCTTGGCTGCACCAAAGGAGAGACGCTTTGGCTATGAGAATGCTCGAATGTGTATTCACAATCCAGCAGTTGAATGGCCTGACACAGAATGGTGTGAGCGTCTAACTGCGACTGAGATTGAGCGCATGAGCGGAAAGCTAGAGGCACAGAAGGTTGCGCTTATCCAAGAGCAAAATAGAATCTTGGATTTGTATGTTGAGCGCACTGGTGCCGATAGAGGAGAACTGCAAGCCATCATGGATGAGGACAAGTTCATTGATATGGAAAAGGCTAAGGAGCTTGGTTTCATTACCGACACGGTCGCACCGATTACGGCAAACAAAAAATCACATAAATTCAACAAGAAAATGGCAAAGACAGAAGAGAAAGTAACGATTGCAAACGGCGTAATGAAGCGTTTGCTCGCATTGGCAGGTATTGCCAAGATTGAAGATGTTCAGGTTCCTCTTGACCAAAAGATTACTGCGGCAGACGGAACAGAGTTTACCGTGGAGCGTGAGGATGGAGACCCACAGGTCGGCGACAAGGCTTATCCAAACGGCACGTACACGCTTGATGACGGAACTGTCATCGTTGTGGAGAATGAGATTATCTCGTCAATCACTCCTGCTGACAACAACGATGGTGGCGACGGTGGTAGTAACGACGACAAGTCCACTGATGAGCAGATTGCATCATTGCAGACTCAGGTTAGCGATCTGACAGCTGCTAATGAAGCTTTGAAGTCCGAGAATGATAGTTTGAAGGCGGAGAATGATTCACTCAAAGCCGATAACGAATCATTGAAAGCGGAGAAGGAAGAGTTGACTACTGCCCAGAAGACAGAAGAGGAGTCTGCTATCCTTGATGTTGTTGCCAAGGCTGGTGGCAAGGCTTGGCTTGATGCAGTCTGCGGAATGACCTCAACCTATCACGTTGGTAATCGTCAGTTTGTAGCCCATGGCGACAAGGGCGGCAGCAAGGGCTTGTCTAAGACTCAGCAGCTTTTGGCAAAAAAGAAAGCGGAGCAAGACGCAAAGCGAAACAACAAGTAGTATTCATCGTGTGGAATAAAAAGTTTAAGAAATATGGCACAATTAATTGATTTTAACGCTTTTACCGTTGATAATGGTGCGATTAGAGACCTTAACGAGTTGCTTTTCACATCAACGTTTAATGACCCAGACATCGAGCAGGTGCTTTCTGTCGTCAAGAACGTAGAGAATGGAAAGAAACTTGGTTACATCGACTCTGTTGATGATGTAGGTACCACTGGCGGTGGTTGTGACCCAACGTACACAAAGGTCAACATCAAGGGTTTTGAGAAGACTTGGGAACTCGGTGGCTGGGAGATTCCTAAGAAGTTCTGCTACACAGAGCTTACAAACACACTCGCCAAATACGGCATGAAGCCTGGCACAGAGCGTGGCGACTTGCAGGACACCCCTTATTGGGATAAGTTCCTCATCCCTCTCTTGCAAAAGGCTATCATGAACATGTTCTGGCGTATCGCTTGGTTCAGCGACAAGAACGCCAAGAATGTCGCTGAAAGCGATGGTGGTGTAATCACTAAGGGCGTTGACCCTAAGTTGTTCACTATGTGTGATGGTCTTTGGAAGCGTCTTGAAGCTATCGTGGCATCAAGTGTAAATCAGAAGACCACTATCGCTGCCAACCAAGAAGCATCCTACGCTTTGCAGAAGTCAAAGATTCGTGAGGAGGGAGTCGCTATTGACATCATCGACAATTTGTTGGTTGATGCCGATGGTCGAATCTTCGACAACGATCATGCAATCTTTATGACAAGTTCCCTTTACAAGGCTCTCCGCAGTGACGTTTACAAGCGCACCAAGTATCAGCTTACCGCAACAACCTTGATGGACGGCATTCAGGTGTCAGAGTATGACGGTCAGAAAGTCTTCGTGCTTGACATTTGGGATCGCATGATTAAGAAGTATGAGGATGACGGCAAGAAGTATAACTTGCCACACCGTGCATTGCTTGCAAATCCAGCGAACCTCTTTGCAGGTACATCAGATAGCGGTTTATTCGCAACCTTGGATATTGGCTTCAACCATGAGACTCGCAAGAACTTCATCTACTCAGCAGGTGACTTCGGTACTCTCATCGGTGAGGATGAGCTTGTACAGGTTGCACTTTAAGGAAGGAGGTATTTATGTCAGAAGCTTGTGATTACAAATTGGCACAGAACATTGGCGCATCATGCGACAATCCTCAGGTGCAGGGTTTGAAAAACAAGGGCTATCTCATGAACTACGATGATATTGATTTCGATTCAGTAAAACGAAACGAGGCCAATAGTCTTATCATCGAAGACCTCACGCTTCTGTCTGGCAAAAAGGCTTACTCGGCATACGTGCCGGGTAAGACCCCATACACTGGCACGAAGGCAGAGTTAGCCACTGGTACGTATTCAAACAAGTTCAACAAGACAGCGTCTATCGTGGTACTTGATAGTGGTCCTGATGTTGCGAAGAATATCATCAACAACCTTGCCAATGGTAAGTTTGTCTTCATCATGGAAAACAAATACCAAGGTGATGACAAGAAGAACACATTTGAGATTTACGGATTTGAGCAAGGTCTGGTTGCATCAGAGATTACGAACGAGAAGTATTCCGAAGACACTGATGGAGGATGGGTAGTAACGCTCATTGAAGAGAATGCTCCTTCGAGTGGTATCTTCCTCTTCAAGGAAAGCATCAAGGCGACGAGAGCTGCCTTGGAGTCTTTGCTAACGGGTTCGCAAGGTCCTCTCTAAGATATTGCTTATGCTAGAATACAAGAAAACAATGGTGCTTCTAGATGAAATGAGAAATCATTATGACGATGGCTTCACATCTTCTGAAAGAAGCACCATTGAGAATTTATACAATGTTGTATGCAGTAAACCTATTCGACGCACCGGGTGCTCTGACTGCTATAGGGACGCATACATAGAGTTAATAACAACACTTAAACGTTTAGGAAAAATGCCAAGTACACCAAATTACGTTTTGAAAGCAGGTGCCGTACTTCATGAGTTCGGCAGTTCTGATTTCTACACACTCAACAATATCCCAGATGAGTTTGCTGAGAAATGGTTAGCCTCACACCCTAATGACAGAGACCTCTTTGAAAAAATGCCTTCAGATTGGGAAGAGCGAGTCGAGAAGCGAAAGGTCGGCGCTGTGGGAGAATCTAAAAAACAAGAAGATAACCTCGATACTGCAAAAGAAGGCGCAAGTATTGAGTTTGTGGATGAACAAGCACAAGAAGCAGAGAAGCCTACTAGCCGCAGAGGAAGACCATCTAATAAATAAGCAAAACATCGCCCTATGAACATCAATAACGTAAAGAAACCGCTTCCAAGATACATCGACCCATATTGGAGTAATTTGAATATTCAAGCGTACGGCAAGGATAACCTATATCCTCAGCGTCTGTTTGATTTGATACGTAACTCCAGTGTGGGTGGTTCTTGTCTGGATCGTTATGAGACGTTCATAGAGGGCGATGGTCTTAGGAACTCAGAGTTTTCCGAATACGTGTGCAATCGTAAGGGTGATACCATTGATGACCTCTACAGACTGATAGCACAAGACATGGCACTCTATCATGGTTTCGCCCTTCATGTCAATTATAACATGATGTGCGAAATCACAGAAGTTTCCCACGTACCATTTCAACAATGCCGACTGGAAGAAGAAAGTGAAGACGGAAAGGTTATCTACATCAACGTCCATCCCGATTGGACAGGCAAAAAGACTAGGAAGGGCAGAGTTATTCGAGTTGACAAACAGAACATAAAGAAAATCTTTTGCTTTAACCCACGAAAGGAAGTAGTACTCTCGCAAATAGTTAAGGCTGGAGGTATCGAGAACTATAAAGGTCAAATCTTGTGGTATTCCATGGATGGGAAATTTGTCTATCCGATACCTATTTACGATAAGGTTGTGACAAATCTTTCTATAGATGAGGGTTTGGATAACGTCAAGTATCGCAATGTAAGAAACAACTTCTTGGTGGCAGGTATGCTTATCCACAAGAAAGGGCAAAGCATAGGTGTTGACCCAGACACTGGAGAAGAACTTGGGGAAAATACAAGTAACATATCAGAGAGTTTAAATATCTTCCAAGGGGACGAAAACGCTTGCGCCCTTATGGATGTGGAAGTTCAACAAGACGAGGATATACCTAAGTTTGTGTCTTTCGAGGGTAATAACTTCGACAAGAAATACGAGTCAACAGAGACTAGCTCAACGAAGAAAATATATATTGCCTTCGGGCAAGAACCGTGGTATCGTATATTGGAAGGTTCCTTGGGATTTTCTAGCGAGATTCTGACAGATGCCTACTCCTACTACAACTCGTACGTAAGCAAGGAAAGAAGAGCGATTAGCCGAGAGTTGAAGAGAATTTTTGACCATTGGCACGTAAAAGCCAATCCTAGCGAAGATTACGAGATTCAGCCATTAACATATATCAGTGCAACTTAAAAGACGAGACATGGAGAATAACATCATATCCATAGAAGATTTGAAAATGATCGGAAGACCACTTGGAAAAATGGTGCAAGACCACAAGTTGTACGCATTTATCCAGGAAACCGAGTCACTATACATCAAGCCTAAGCTTGGCGACGATTTATTTATAACACTCGTTGAAAATGCCAACGAGGTAAATCCTGCTGATGGTAGATTGAAAATACTGCTAGAAGGAGGAATTTATGACCCTAAGGACTATGGAAGGGACGAACCTAGAAGATGCTTTGATGGGCTTAAAAAGGCAATCAGCTATTTCGTGTATGCCGAGAATGTTATGAGCGGTGATGTAGAGAGTACAAGATATGGGTTCAACATCAAAAATGATGATTACTCAAACAATATAACCGACAAAACCAGATCAAACCTATATAACAACATTATCGACAAAGCAAAGGGATTTCTCGGAGACTGTCTAACTTTTTGCAAAATTAGTGGACTTATCAAAGACGAAGGAAAGAGTAAAATCAATGTAGGTGGTTGTGTAATACGTAAAATCGGGTAAGGTATGGCAAACTTTCAAGATATTTTAAAAAGAGCTATACAGATAAGGGATGCAGTGAGCGAAGGGGCTAACACTGCATCCCTTGTTGGTGGTGTTATGGTTGATACTCTCTATAATCAGAATAAACTAAAACAAGATATAGATGGCATCATTGATAGTTTAAAAGACCTTTCAAAATCAGATAGCAGTGGAGGCATAGATGAAATAACACTGGCAAATTATCTCATAAGAAATGGCTATGCGAAGAAATCAGATATACCTACATCATGGTGGGGGCAAGCTAAAAACGAGAATAACGAGGTAGGAGGTTCGCTACACAATGTTCTTTCCTTGCTATTCTCTGATAGCGAAATAGAAATAACAGGCGTTGCTAATGCTAACACTCCTACTTCAAGTAATGAAAAGATAGTTACACCATTCTATGCAGCAAGCCAATTTCTTTCAAAGCTTTCAGACGACGTTGAAAGTGGAGCCATAACCTTCGAAAAGATGCAGAAGTTTCTCAGCGGCTTCGTGTCAGCAGGACGTGTCATCTTGCAAAAGGGCTTCGCTATTGACGAGAATGGCTACGGCTTTGACGAGAACGGCAACATCATCGCCAACAGCCTAAAGTCAGAAGGATTTGACAAAGTCCTCAACGAGGGTTTCGGAATGGAAATGGAGTCCGCTGGCACATCACACCTCTATCTCTCCAACCTCACCATATGGGGAAAGATGATGATAAACATCTTGGAGATAATGAAGACCAAGTACGCTGGTGGAAACATCTATCTGTCGGCTGCTGGCGGCACTATCGTCAAGGTCGTGCCTGTTGGAATGTGGGACGATGACAAGTCTGAATGGTCAGAGAATCCGATTGAGGAAGCCATACGAGGATGGAAGTGCTACATCTTGGCAGACGATGGAGACGAGGCGACCACGAACCCTTGGCAAGAGGGAGACCAAGTAAGATGTCAGTCGATGGGTAATCTCCTGAACGCTAGGAACGTTCAGGCTACCAACAAGAGCTATTGGAGAACGATTCCTGAGCACGGTGTATCTGCCTTCAATGAGTACATATACAACGACTACAGAACACCAGCCTACAATAGCAAGATGTTTTATTGGATAGTTCTTGGAAAGCATTCCAAGGACCTTGACGGCTATACCGAGGAGACTGCTCCAACTGGCACGACCGACATTCCAGAGGCAGGTGACTCCATCGTGCTCGATGGCAGCCGCAAGGATACGTCAAGGCAGGGCGTGCTCCAGCTCTCTTCCTATGGGAGCGGTGCTCCATCCATCGTTGGTCTTCGTGGGGTAAAAGATTATTCTCACGAGAATCATGATATATTCGAGCTATCCTATGATAGAGTTCGAATCTTGGCGGAACGTTTCAAGCTCATTGCCAAGAGTGGAGGCACAGTCGAGATAACCAACTTCCGTGGTGAGTGGCTCACAGACGAGAAGTACTACAAGAACGACCAGGTGAGTCATAACAACGCAATCTGGACGTGCGTAGAAGACACCGATTTCCAATCAGAGCCTGCCGATGACAATACGGCTTGGCGCAAGGAGGTGTACGGACAGAAGGGCGAGGATGGCAGCAGCTTCAAGGTCTTGGGAACGGCGGTCGGGCATTTTACTAATGCGGACAATATTAGTGGAGATTTATTGAATGACGAGGAATATCTGTTTGATGACACCAGCGGGCTGCCCGATGGCGTGGCTTCTCCTTGCATTGCAACATATTTGGAGGATGGAGCAAGTCATACGTGGGTTATCTGCAAGTCCAACGATGGCGACTCCTATATGATAGGCGACGACCTATGGACGAACAGTGGAACGGCTTGGCTGAACATCGGCAACGTGAAGGGTGTGTCCATATCCTCCACTTCCGTTACCTATGGTGTCAGCGCAAGCGGAACGCAGCAGCCTTCCTCTTGGTCTAGCACCGTACCACCTACAACCGATGAATACCCATACCTATGGACGAGGACGGTGGTGAACTACACCGATGGCAAGTCCACCACCTCCTATTCCGTGTCACACAAAGGCAAGGACGGAAAGAAGGGAGATCCGGGCGAAAAAGGTGCGGACGCAATCACCATACAGCTTGTAGGTGCTCCGCTCATCTTCGATTCAGGGTCGGACGGAATTGTGCCGAAAGGTGTGACTAAGTACGCTAGGCTATATGTGACGGAAGGCGAAAATGACGTGAGCGAGCATGTAGGACAGCCTTTCCGTGTTCCATCCGAAGGAATGAACGTATCTCCTGAAGATGGCTATGTGATAGAGAGGAGAGAGTACAATGAAAAGATGGCTTGGTATCTAGGTATCAAGTCCGATGCCATAAGCAAGGTGTATCTCAGTGACAAAAAGACCGAGGTGTCCGCAACGTCTGGCTATATCACTTTCACTTTTGCCTATGGCGCAAATCTGTACGTGGGTCAGCTTCCGTTCCAAGTGAACGTTGCGAAGTACACTGGCGAGCTTACGCTCACCAACAAGCAGTTTGAAGTGAAGATGCGTGAGCTGAGCACGAATTACGATAATCTTCCGCTGAAGACGACGGCTGCACTCACAGATTATACGACAAGCGTAAATGAAAGCGCGAGGAAAATCTCCTTGGAGGCTAGCAAAAAGGCTGTCGATGATAATAATGCGGTTGTTAAAAAGGCTGGCTTGGAGGTGACGGCCGACGGAATAAAATTGTACGGCGACAAGATAACCATCACGAACGACAACGGCGAGACGACCACCGCCCTCTTCGCTAATGGCAAGATTAATGCCTCGCTCATTGACGCTGACCAAATCGAGGTGAAGCACCTTTGGGCGAAGAGTAACGACGGGGCGAGCAAGGTGGGCTACTTCGGTAATACGGAGGAGTCGGCATGCAAACTAAGCGACGGCACGCTCGCCCCTCTCTTCATCGGTGGAGACACGGCGGCGAAGTCTCCTTTCTATGTGACAAGCAATGGAGCGATGCACGCTACGAGCGGAAAGATAGGAGGTTTTTGTATAGATGGCAACTCTCTCTATCATGGAGATACATCAAAGTGGGCTACAAGCAGAACTGAAAATCTGTCTCAGATAGGATGGAATTTTATTAGAATCAATCAAGCTATCACTTACGGGAACTCACCTGTCGCCTATCAGAAGATTGGAATCGGCGCAAATGCAAATCCAAGCGATATGGAGGATAAGGAGACACTTGGCGGAACCGCCTTGTTTATTCGAAGAAGTATGAATACTACGCTAATGGCTAAAGCGTATAAGCCTGCAATAATATTTGAGTCAGATAATGCTCTCAATAGAAACATTGCTATGCGACTCAAGGGCGGCTTACAAGTGCACGGTGGAGTTATAGAACATGGTCGTGTTATGACATATTCAAAAAAAGGAGATACGAATGTACTCGATGTGAGTTTTGCGACGACCTTTACTTTACGAAATGCTACATCAGATAGTACAATCGCGTTCTATATGCCGACACTTGCAGAGATACGAAGACAGCTTGGAATTACTGACGCTAGTGAAGAGTTTTGTGTACCAATCAATATTTTTGCCGCTTCTTCTTCTGAGAGATTCTTGTTGTGTAGTCAATATGTCGTTGACAGTTCGATAAGCAAGGCAGAATCTGGAAGATTTGTGAACAATGATGGAGAATGGAATTATGCTAATAATAAAATCACTTTTGCGCAAGGTGATTGCTGGTCGTTTTCGTTGACATTTATGAAAAGTGTAGGTTATTATTTTCAGATTACTAGTATAATACAATAATTTATGAAACTACAATTAGACAACGTAATGGTGCGCCTCTCCTTGGATAGCGAGCAGCGTACCGCAATGGAACTGAGAAAGGAAATCGCCAACGCCATCTACAAGACTGGCAGAAGGGGCTTGGCGGACGTGGCACTATCCACGAAGATGTGGAACGGCAGCAATGATACCGACTACACCGACGAGGAGGTTTCCGCCATCAAGGAGTTCGTGGAGAAGAACTTCATCCCTGCCGTCATCGTGTCGGTGAACGAGGTGATTGAGAGTTCGGGTAAGGTTAATTAAGATAATCAACATAAGCTTATGAAGAAGATAGTGAAAGGTAATGACTTCACACTGAAAATCCCAGTGATGAAGCAAGTGGAGGGGCAGAAAGTGCCCTTCCCTCTCCCAGCTTGCACCGATGTACAGGTGAGGGTGTGCAATCAGTTCAAGCGTATCTCTCTCTCCTATGATGTGGACGTGGAGAACGACAACGTTATCTTGGCGAGGGTCGAGGGTGACCAGATTCCTCTTGGCATTTATGCCATCGAGGTGCGTGGAAAGATTTTCGGTAACGACTGGCGAAGCGAGGAATACCCCCAGTTCGAGATTGTGGCTCGCAACGCCGATGCCGACCTGGAGTTTGGTGAGACGGATGAGGGCGACAATTCCGTGGAAATGGATACCGCTATGGTAATTCTTCCTCCTTCCGTGGACTTGCAGAACCTCATCACAAAGGCTGAGGAGGCTATCGCTGACACAAAGAAAGCCATCGAGGACGTGAAGGATGCCTCTTCCTCTATTGATGGTTCCGAGGCTGAGAGAGCCAAGGCAGAGAAGGTTCGTGAGGACAACGAAAGCGCAAGGGCTAAAGCCGAGAAGCTACGTGCCGATGCCGAGCTGGACCGAGCAAGCAATGAGAGCCAGCGCAAGAGCCGTGAGGACACTAGGAACAGAGCAGAGGACACTCGCCTGAAGGCTGAGGTTGAGCGCAACTCTCGTGAGGAACATCGTGTGAGTGATGAGCAAGAGCGTGTCTCCAATGAGAGCGCAAGAAAGTCAGCCGAAACCATTCGAATTTCCAATGAGGAAGCAAGGGACTCCTCCGAGGGTGAGCGAGTAAAGGCGGAAGCCGCTCGAAGCAAGGCTGAGAAAGAACGTGTCGGCGAGGAAGGCGTGCGTGTGGAGAGCGAGAAGAAACGAGTGGGCGCAGAGCAGTCTAGGGTTGATGCCGAGGGCAAGCGTGCGATGGCTGAGGAAGCTAGGGTGCTGGCAGAGAAGAAACGTGAGGATGGGTTCGCTAATACCAAGTCCGAGTGTGAGACGGCTACCGACAACGCCAACACCGCAACAGGTAATACCAACGAGGCAATCAGAAAGTGCGAGACCGCCACTGCTGGGGCTGAGAGGTGCAATGTCACGCTGGAGGGAACAAAGATTATCGTCACTAACCGAGAAGGGGAGAAGCAGGAGACCGAGGTGGTTAATACCGAGGAGGTTGTTACCGTTGTAATCACTTCTTCCGTTGAGAGTATCAGTGTTGCTGGCTTGAAAGTGAATGTGTTCCTCAACAATGGCAAGACGCCTCAGACCTACACCACCGACTCGGAGGGCAAGACCACATTCAAGGTCAGCCGAGGTGTGTACTACCAAGTGGCAGTGCCAGAGTATGCCAACGCTCAGCCTTTGTCTCCAATAGGCTTTACCTCTGTGGGTGTGAGCAAGACCATCACCTTCAACTATGAGCCTTATGATGAGGAGACAAGCGAGAAAGTTATCGTGACAGTCACTAAGTACACCGATGGCACTGGTGCGCCTTGGAAAGGAAAGGACGTGATTGTAACCATAGATAAGAAGGCAACAACCTACACCACCGATGAGAAGGGACAGGCAACCATCTATGTTCCGTATCTCAAGGAGTACACCGTGAGGGTTGATGATGAGGATGGCTACTATGTACGCTTTAACAAGAACTCCAGAACCTACACCTCAAGGGTAGCTCAGCGACTTATACAAGTAAACATGTACCAGTTCAAGACAGGTATTTATGTGCTTGATTCTGATGCTACCGAGTACTACATCGAGGACTGGGTGGCTGCTGGAAAGACCGCAGAGGAAGCTATCGCTATCAAGGTGGCAGACCAGAACCTTCGCCTTAACAGAGGTACCTTCATCATCCGCTGCACCGACCTAAAGGATATGACGAAGTTGCAAAAATATCAGTGGTGTACGCAGAATCTGCAATTTACATCAATCGCCCTGAATGGTAATACATCGTCTGACCCTAACTATTGGAATGGAGAGCAATCGTCCTTCTTGGTTCGACAAGAGGCTGAGGAGCGTAGTCTTAGTGTGCCTGCATTTGCCTTCGCCTATGGTCAGAGCCTAGAGATTGGCGGCGAGAGATTGAATGGCTTCCTTATGTCAGTAGGTCAGGAGTATGTACATATCAGTAATGCTGGCACCATCCGGGAGGTGTTGAGAGCACTCTTCGGGGACACGGTGGCAGACAACTACTATAAGTTCGTGAATGGTCAGACTAGATGGACTAGTACGCAGAGCAATGCCACGCTCGCTTGGTGCTACAATTCTCAGGCGTACAACAACACCAAGTACACCAGCTACTATGTTCTGCCAGTTTTCGCTTGTTAGCTCTGTCTCTTCATCTCTCTGTCTCTCCTCTCTCTCGCAAGGGAGGAACGCAAGCAATGAAGGTAATTCAAATAAGGCGAGCCGCAAGGTGAGCCGATAGTATTAAATAACATTCAATAGCCATGGCATACGCAGAGAACCTGCAAATATTCAAGGACACGCTCATCCTGTGCAAGATACTTATGGGAGGCTCGAAGAACGTACCTAAGTTGATTAGGTTTGGTCAGTACGAGGTTGCTATCAGCAAGGCTTGCCAAGCTCTTGATTTAATTCGGAGGATTAACTCATCCTTCGAGTATCGGGAGTATTATCTGAATGAGTTTGTCATGCTCATTGCTGATGTCAACGCAAGAATCCTACTGTTTGCCGATGCCCAGTTTATCAGTGATAAGTTCGCTAAGGACTTGAACAATCAACTGAGAAAGGTGTCGGCAATGGCATACGGCTGGCTGAACAGTGAGCGCAAGCGCAAAGGCGAGAGTTACCGAGCCACGGCAAGGTAAGAGAGCCGTCACTAAATGTGACAAGGGGCTTCCGCAATCAGCCATCCTTTGAGGGATGGAGTTGCTAGGAATAAGTCAGTGAAGCCGTAAACGCAGAACAATGCCACGAACGCTTGGTACTACAATTCTCAGGCGAACAACAACAACAAGAACAACAGCTACTATGTTCTGCCAGTTTTCGATTGTCCAAAAGTGACGATAGAGGTTATTTTGTATATGCTATTAATGTTGATATAATGAACGATTATGAGGAGAATACGACTGCCAACATAGAAAAGGAGTATGTCCCGATTGGGCTAGTAAGTGATGGCTATCGGGACTGCTGCAAGCATAAGGGCAGTACTTGGGGTTGCATCGAGTATAAGATGGACTTCCTCACCAACAACTACCAGCTATATTTGGAGCTAAATAGTATGACATACGAAGTAGGTCAGAGTAAAGCTTTCTGTGTCACAAGACCGAAGCTTCGGGAAGTGTGGTGCGCTGCCTTTAGGGATAGAATCGTACATCATATACTAGCCATCAAATTTCTGCCTATCTTTGAGGCCTATATGACCGACCACGCATATGCGTGCAGAAAGGGCAAGGGCGTTGATTATGGTATCAATCATCTTATAGGTCAGATAGAGGCTATCAGCGGAGATTATACCCTAGAGACTTGGATATTGAGGTGCGACCTAAGTGGCTTCTTTATGAGCATAGATAGACAACTCTTGTATAATATCGTTGAGGACATCATCCGAAAGGAGTATCACGAGGACGACATTGAGTTTTGGCTATGGTTATGGAAGAAAGTCATCCTTCACGACCCTACCAAGAATTGTATCAAGGCGGGCGATTTGTCACTCTTTGCCAAGCTGCCTAAGAATAAGTCACTATTCACGAACGAAAAGGGAAAGGGCTTACCGATTGGCAACTTACCTAGCCAAATACTCGCCAATCTGTTGATGGGTATCTTCGACAAGTGGATAATGGCTAGGATGGGCGATGGTTCTGGATATGGAAGGTATGTTGATGATTTTGTCTGCATAAGCCGTGACAAGCGGTTGCTGCTAGATACATTAGAAAGTGCTAGGGTATGGCTAGAGGAAAATCTAGGGCTTACACTCCATCCTGACAAGGTCTATCTCCAAGAGGCTAAGAAGGGCGTGCAAATGACAGGCGCAATCATCAAGCCGCATAGGTGCTATACCATCAACCGAACAAGAGATCATCTGTTTGGACTGATAAAGTGGTGGAACGAAATAGATGAACCTACTAGCGAGGATGCAATGGTATTTGCTTGTCGGTGCAACTCGCTTCTAGGGCTGATGATTCATCGTGATACCTACGCTATCAGATGGCAGGCTTGGAATATGATGCGGCACAAGGATGTTGTCTATTGCCAAAATATGCGGAAGATATGTATCAGAAACAATCATAAATAAGTATAAATATGAGCAAGATTTCATTTGTTAAGACTATTATCGCCAAAAGCGATTACAAGGAAAAAGAGGAAGTAGAAGGTGGTATCTACCTTATCCACTTCGACCCAACCGAAAAGGAAGGCATGGGTGCCTACGAGTGTGTGGAATGCTCCGTGCCAGTAACTGATTACAATGCCGACGAGGTTAAGGCTGAATACGAGGCTTGGAAGACCAAGCACGATGCAGCAGAACTTGCCTACGCCATTCGTTCCAAGGTGGCTGAGATTGAGGCTTACGATACCTCTAGCAAGGTAAATGGCTTTGTATTGAATGGTATGACCGTCTGGCTTGATAAGGCTACTAGGGTGGGACTAATGAACTCAACCACCATCGCTAAGGCAGCTGGTCAGCAGACTACTACACTTTGGCTTGGAGACGTTAAGTTGGAGGTGGATTGTGATAAGGCTATCCAGTTGCTGAGTGCGCTGGAAATGTATGCCTTGGAATGCTTCAACGTCACTGCCAAGCACAAGGCTGACGTGGCTGACTTGAAGACCATCAAGGAGGTGGAGGCATTCGATGTGACTGCCGACTATCCTCAGCAACTTGTAATGAAGTTGTAGAACGATTAAAAAAGTAAAAGATTATGTGGTTATTATCATTGATTTCCTTTCTCCTTCTTGGGGGATTTCTCTTGCTATCAGCAATGAGATTTGGGGTGCCCGATATGGTGTCTGATACCTACTATCAGCTTCAAGGCACAACTGGTAGCGAGGTGCTTGGCGGAAAGACCAAGCGTAACTTCGGCTGGGTGTTCTCTGTGGTGATGTGCTTGGTGGCACTCCTTATGATGGTGGCTATACTAGACCTAGACAAAGGTTTGCAATGCTTGGCTTTCATCGGTTGTGGAGGACTTGCTTTCGTTGGCTGTGCTCCTAACTATTTCGACAAGGATGAGTACTTGGTACATAAGTGCGCTGCTATTATTGCCGCTATCGGGTGCATTGGCTGGTGCTTGTCTGTCTGTTGGTGGATGACACTTATCATCTTGGCTTGCTATCTAATTTATCTTGCCATTGTTGATGTTGCAAAGAGGGCTAACAATATGTGGCACATATCGAATGTTGCGCCAAAAAATCATCCTTGGTACTGGGCAGAGGCGGCTGGATTCCTAGATGTCTTTTTAACTTACTGGGTAGTATATTAATATAGGAGGATAAATCGTGACTTGGAAGAATTTGTTTATATTCAACAAGCGAGACTTGATAGGCTTGGTTTGTTGGCTTGCGGTATCTATTTTGCTTGGCTCTATCTCGCTCCTAGTAATGGCCTCAAGGGAGGTGTACCAATGGAAGAGATACCACCTGCCTAGGTTTGAGTGGGAGGATATTGTGAGATATGGTGTGGTGATTACCCTAGGTAGCATCATCCACTACTGGATATTGCTCTCGCTATTGAATTAATGTTGACTTTCTAATTTTCATTTTTACTTTTTATATTAGTTGATAGATGGCTATCGTCCGTGAGGGTGGTAGCCATTTTTCTGCGTGCTACTTACAAATTGTTACATTCCGAAAATTTTTAACTCAAATTTTCAGAAAATCCTTTGTTTAACTTGGAAAAAGCGTATCTTTGCGGCATAAAACTTTTAAATCAACGAACGAAAATTTTAAAATCGGCAAGTTATGACACAAGAACAGGAAGCCGAAGTCCAACGATTGATAAAGGACATTGATGTTACCGAATTGATGGATGTGCTGATGAAGCACGGCAATCGATATAGCAGGAGAATCCTTAAATTCTTCCGCTGGTTTTGCAAGTACATACCTATCGCTATTATGTGCTTCCACGCCTACGGTATGTGGGACTTCTCTCAGAATCCTCGTGAGATGTTCATCCCACACAACGAGAATATGCCTTGCTACATATTTATCTATTTTATGATTTATATCCTACCGATGGTGATTATCCTTGCAAGTAGATTCTTCTTCCTTTGCTGGCGGTATCGTATTCCTTTCTTCTATTTCTTTGGCATCAATGCGGCTCATATAGTGGAGTGGAATTGGTACACTACGAACGATATGGTTGATTCCTGCTTTACAGTTATGGTAGTGACGGCATTTTTCTATCTATACGGATTTGCTGAAATGTTTGTAAGCAAGACGAAGATTGGCAGAAAGATTTGCTCATAGAGTCGCTTTTTACGAAAAAATCACAAAAACTTGATTGATATGATTAAGATATTGAATTATAAGATGCTCGGTGCAGCTTTGAAGTCGCTGAGTGATGCTTGCTTTAAGGCTGATGAGCAGCAGAGAAATGGAGAGAAGGTCACCGCTTGCGGAATGAGCGATGAGGACTTGGATAGATTGTGTGACATCATTCCAGATATGCTCAATCCTATGTTGAGCACAGAGGAAGTTAAGGAGAAGCTGCACGTTTCTGATGCGACGCTGAATCGTATGGTTGCAAGAGGTGACATTCCTAATGGTGAGTGCAAGAAGCGTGGGCATACCCGATACTGGAAGAAGTGGGATATTCTGCACTTCATTAAGAGCAAGAGAAAATCATAATGTATTAAAAGCCCTATCGCAGCACGGATAAGCGAGTGTATATGAGTATTATGGACTTTATGTTTTTTGCATTGATAATCGTAGCTCTACTGATAATTATCAACTGCTCGTTTATTGCTTATTTGTATCTTTCCTATGAATATAAGAAGGTCAATAAGTTCTTTCTATCTTGGGTGACGGTATCAACTCTGATTCTGATTGGATTATTCGGGATTGGATTGTATCTTAAATGTTGCTTATAGTCTAAAGGGGTAAGTGATTGCCTTCCTTTTTTGCTTTCAAGTTGTTGAGTAAAATAGGGTTTATACAAAGTGGTTATTTCCATTTTGGAAATAACCGAAATCGAGAGAGTGGTATATCGGAAATTCCGATATACCACTTTTTGTTTATTATGACACTACCTCCTATCACGTTAAAGTGTTGGTAATCAAACGCTAAAAGAAAGTATGAGTGAGTTATCATCTATCATAATTTTTCTCCGTACTTTTGCCAGCGTAACGTTACATAGTGTTAGATAACTTTATGGTAATTTTCAAAAAGATTGTATCATGGATATTACAGAGAACAAAGACCATATCGTAGAGAAGAAGGTCTATGAGGATGGCAAGAAGGAGTATGCGAGCAAGGGTATAGCTGGCACCGCCTTGGGTTTGGGAATAGCAGGTACTGCTCTTGGCTTGGGTGCATGGCTCTCTGGTGGCAGTCGCTCTGTGTTTGGCTCTCTCGGCGGTGGCAACATGCCAGAGAACGTGAACATCAACGCTTATGGCAACGGCGCAGGTGGAGCAAACTCCCCTACCGCATTGCAAGTGTTGGAGAAGGAGAACTCCGATGAGGTTGAGCTCCTGAAGGATATGTTTGGCTTGTACAACAACGTTAATACAAAGCTTTACAACTTCCGAGACAAGGACATCGAGGAGAAGTTCAGCCTATACAAGGGTTTGAACGACCAAGTGAACGCCGAGACCCAGCGCAGTATGCGTGCCGAGTTCGAGAACTACAAGTACTCTCGTGACTCTCACGACAGTCTGAAGGACGCTCTTGTTGAGCAGGGCTTCGGTCTTTACAAGTCTCAGCGAGACGGCTTTGATGCCCTCAATGAGAAGTATGCAGCCAAGTTCTGTGAGCTTGACAAGAAGGTGACGGTGATGGAAGCCCTCGCTCCCTACAAGGAGAAGTTGATGATGGCTTACGTGAATGAGAAGACATGCAACTGCTTGCGTGGTCAGCTCGTATTGCCTAGCACTCCATCGGTAACTGGACTTGGAAGCTACAACCCTTGCAACTGCGGCACTGTCACCACTACGCCCACCACTGGTGCGTAGCAAGGCAAAGACCGTAAGACGGACTAAGAAAAAGAAATGAGTTGGTGAGGGGTATCTATCTCTCGTAGGTGATGCCCTCTCACCTCTCTATATAATATTCACCAACTTAAAAATATTGATTATGGATTTTGGAGGAAGCCCATTGTTGAGTTATCCATCCGCTACGCAGACGATGCAAGCGGACACGGATATTCTATTGAAGCAGATAGAGCAGCTAAAGCAACGCTCCATCAATATGCAAGCTCAGGTCTCTCCTACCCCTCTGTGGGACGAGATAGACAAGGTTGAGGATAGCTTGACCGATAGCCAGAGACAAGCTTTTATGCAACACCCCGATTACAGGGATAGTCTGCAACTTGTCACAAAGATGGTAAGTGACGAGGAACTGCGCCTTATCAGACCACGTATTGAGGCTACCGAACAAGGCAAGGAAGCATTGAAGCGTCACCTATCCATCGTAACAAGATTAAAGAAGGAAGTCGCCAAGGAGGATGAGCAGAGAAACGCCATGCTTACCGACTTCATTAAGAACTACCCTGGCAAGACTTGGGAAGAGTATCTCGCCATTGTGAACGGTCAGAACCAAGCTAAAAGAGGAGGCAGGAAATGAATGTAACAACATTAAAAGAAAAGTTTTTAGATAGTGTTGATTTGTGGCTTGAAGAAAGAATAGATGACCTATTAAAAGGGAATCCATCTTTGGCGATCCCATCCATCTATCTCAAAAGAGGATGCCGTAACATTATCAATAAATATGAGAACAAAATCAGTAATGGGATAGACAATGTTTCGTTGTTCCTTACTGATGAGAATGGAAATATCGACACGAATACTCTGTTTAACGATGCTATGGAGCTATTTAATACCATTGACGAAACGGACTTTGAGTTTGGTGTAGTAAATGGAATGGTAGGAAAAGGCAAGATAGTTATCAATATACCAGATAATATCTTCACTAACATTATGTTTGGAAGTAAAAAGTCGATTACGTTTAACGAGGATGATTTTGTAGAATTGAAATCATTACTCCTAGAACAAGAATAATAATTAAACGATAAGATTGATATGGAACAAAAAGAAATGATGAGCGAATTTAATGCGCTTTATAGCTCAATGGCTACTTCAAGCAAACCAGAGAATATGCGCACGTTCGGTGATGTCATGAAGTGTATGATGAAAGACATGGTAACCATGAAGCCTGAGCTAGCGCAAGAGTATATAGGTAAGTTGGAATCCATCAAATGGAACAACTACCTTACCAAGAAAGAAGCAATAGCGATTGTGTCTGAAATGAATCCAAACGGCGGTTGGGACTATGGTGAATGGGAAAAAGCTATGGAAGCACAAGATGCAAGAATGGAAGATTCACCTTATTATAACAAGTATGCGCTATTTGTCACTATGAACATGATTTTTTCCGATAGTGCAAATACCATCGCTGTGATAGCTGGCAAAACGTTACAAGAAATAACCAAGGATGAAATGTTTGCAGATGTTCACATGCTAGCTCTTGACAAGCTAGAAGACAAAGACGGAAACTTTGCGATAAGACAATATTTTCACGTTTAATGAATGGTAAAAAAGAGTATTTAGGCTTTACTTTAAGAGGGTGGACAGTGTTCCATCCTCTTTTTTTATGAAAGCACGCTTTCAGTAAGAAAATGGAGCTTTTGAATTTTCGATGACTATTTTTTGTTACCTTTGCACACACGAATATAAATCTTCAATAGGTATTAGTTTTTCATAAGATAAGAATTAAATGTGAATACATTTCCGTTTTGTCTGTGACAGATAGAACGGAATATTTTTGGTATAAAAATCTTTCATTTTTGATAAAAATATTCTTCAAAATATTTGTGTATTTGATAAATTCTTTGTATCTTTGTAATGTAAATAAAAGATATAAATTCACTTTAAAATTCAAAGATTATGGACAAGCAAACAGAAATCAAAACATTGCAATCACTGAAAGGTGACACATACTTTAATCAAGTGTTCAACAATCACGACATCGACCAGATGTGTGAGAACATCAAGAATGACTTTGGAATTGAGATGGATTGTCAGTTTTTCCAAAAAATTGCAGCATTGGAGAAGCAAATTGCTGATATGAAAGCTGCACATGATGCAGAGATTAAGAAAATCAATGCAGCACACAAGGAGGAAATGGAAAACTTCGGAAAAGCTCTTATCACAGAGAACGAAATGTACGTTGATAACATCTACCAAACATTAGAGGAGAAGTTTGGTAAGCAATTTATCATCAACACTAAACATGAGGCAAACCAAGAGTTATCTGATGATGAAATAGATTTCTTGATAGAAAATATGAACAAGAATTATGAGGGATAATTGCAAATCGTTCAGAACAAAGCAGGACACAATGGTGTCCTTGGTAAAGGAATACGGCATAGGTGTTTTGAGTAATGAGCACTTACTTGCCGCAGTCCTTGGTATAGATGCGCAGAATCAAGGTTATCAACAGGTGATAGAAATCCTGGAGCATACCCATAGCTTACGTAAGGCAAGCAAAAAGACATTTGAAGAACTTGTCAGCATCAAGGGTATTGGAGAAAAGAAAGCAACCGCTATACTCGCTGCATTCGAGATAGGAAAACGATTGATGGAAGAGAAGTCTGAGGAACGAGAAGACCTTGGTAGCTCTATCTCCATCTATCAGCACATGCTGCCATACATGATTGATTTGGAACACGAAGAGTTTTGGGTATTACTTATGAACCAAAATTTCAAGCTCATCAAGAAAGTGAGAATGTCTGTTGGTGGAGTGACAGACTGCGCTGTTGATGTTCGGATGATAATAAAGGAAGTTGTTCTTAACAATGCCACCATTCTCGCCGTCTGCCACAATCATCCTAGTTGCAGTCCCTCCCCTAGCAAGAACGATGACTTGTTGACCATCCAGATTTCCAAGGCGTGTGAGATTATGCGCATCTTCTTCATGGATCACGTCATCATCGCAGATGGCGCATTTTATTCCTACCATGACAAAGGGAAGATATAATAAAAACAGCGTTTTTTCGTTACTTATTTAAGTATTCACATTTAGCCCTACCGCATCAACGGATAAGCGGAGAAATTATGAAAGAGAAAATCAAACAAGCAATCGAAATTTATGAAAAGGAGTTGAGCGGTAACGATGTTAAGTATGATATTACTGAAACAATTCCCTTAAAGGATGACGCAACTCTATATCTATTTCAAAACCAGGAGTTGGGAGTACGTTCGTCTGCAATAGGATATGAGGATGGAACAATCTTTGTAATGAGAGATTGGCAAGGCGGAAGACCAACTTCAGCCGAGGAAGTAGAGAATTATCCTAATGAGTGGATAAATGTAAACGGAGGATATGCAATTATGCTTGATGGTTTACCAAGAATCATGTAACTAACCCTTTAAACTTACGGATATGAGAAAATCAATAGACACATACGTACAGAGCATTGCATATGACAACGCTCAGCACATCAAGGAAGGCGGTTACGTATCAATAGCAGACTACATCATCAGCAACGCTGAGAACGGAACCGGTTGGACAGAGTATTTTGATGAACCAGAACTCGAAGAGCCTGCTTGCGAGCCAACGGACGAGAAGATTGAGGAGTTGAAAGACTACCTCAATGAGAACTTCAACTATCTCCCAGAGTAACAATGTGGAAAATAACAAGAACAATCACTGCCTACTATCCTTTCATCATCCTTGAGCTTACAAGCCTATCGGATGGTGAGAGTGGGCTATGGTCTATGGCTGACGGACAATCCGAAGACATTCTCCGAGAATACCATGCAAGGAACCTGGAAGGAATCGTCTTGGACAAACTCCCTAAAAATGGAGGATGGATGGATGAAGATGACATCCATAAACTATAAGACAAAGTAAACATTTATGAAGAGCAGACAAGATGAAAGAACACAAAGCATACACAATAGGCTTATATACTCTCAAATGTGGGGGATATGAGCCAGACCTTGCAAGCGTTGAGGATGGCAAGGTTGTCGTAACAACAACTATTCCAAAAATCAAGAACTACTACAAGTCAGAGGGCTTTGAGTTTATTGAGCGTGTCAAAATTGAGAGTAAAGATACTCTTGTTTTCAAGAAGCAACACGACACATTCACCGAGTATGTTGGAGAAGTTTTGGAAACAATTTAACAATATAAGAAAATGGAGCATAAAAACATTCTGTCCTACATAGCAAAGAACATTCAGAAGACTTGTGAGAGACTGGGCATTTATGCCGAGTTCACACCAAAGGACGAAAAGCACATCGTAAGTTCCGATTTCAAGATGCAGCCTGCAATCTTCAAGAGTATTCACGTTGAGGCTAACCTCAACATTTACCCATCAGAAGTATCTGGAGAAGATGATGTGCTTGACATAGATGTTAGCTTGCACTATCGTTATTATCATTGGGATGGCGGCGAGAATGGTTGCGACATCGGATGGATAAAGTACCAGATACAACAATCGAACTTCAATAAAGACAAGGTGTACATAGACAACCTTAAAATACTTTGCACCATCAAGAAATGGAGAGGACTGACGATCTAATATTCAGACCTACATAGGCTTTACTAGTGTATGTAGGTCTGTATGATTTTTAAACGAGATTTGCATTTATGAGTTCATCTATACTTTTATTAGAGGCTACTGCATCAAAGACTTTGCGTATAGAAATATCAGCCATGCGTTGATTGACATTGATATAGTAGCCAATGACCTTCTTTGAAGAAGAGACGGTATCTCCAATACAATATTCGATGATAGAGTCTTTTATCATGAGTTCGTTGGAGATTTGAGCAAAAGTTTTTCGTGATGAGTAATAAATAAATTTTCCACTTATACCACAACGTTCTGCAATTACGGGTAATGTTCTTGAAAACATACACGATATTTGCGAGTAACCCATTTTCTTATTTTTGAAGATGATACAACCATCAGCATCAAGTCTACTATTTAGGATTTCTCGTGCTTCAGGCTGTATAGAAAATTCCGTTTTCAACCCATCAGTTTTTCTACCCTTAGTCTTTTGTCTAACAAAAGAAACATAATCTTTACGCAGATCCTGTGAGAGTATATCTGCCAAATTCATGCCACATAAATAAAAAGACAGCATAAACATATCCCTTACAAAGGATAGGCACACATCTAAACGAGAATTAGAGAACTTCATATCGCGTATCATGCGAAGCTGCTCTATTGTGATATGGCAATCCCTTACTAGACCATGAGGGAGTTGGACATCAGTAAAAGGTGAGACATCGTATTTAACATAATTATGTCGTAGTGCATAGGTAACAATGATATTCAGTACCCTTAATCTAAGATTTGTTGTCGTAGGATTCAACTTTTCAGAAAGATAGTCTTTGAATGCACTAACATCTGTAACTTTGAGCCTAGGCAGTAAAAATTCGGTGCCAAAGAAGGCATCTATCTCAGCCAACCCTCTCTCGTATATGTAAACGGTTCCACTGGCGACCGAAGAACGCCTGACCTTGATATACTCCTTGCCAAGTTCATGAAGGGTCATAGGTTTAGTGCCTCCAAGCTTATCTTCTATCATAGCAAGAAGCTGAGAACACGAATAATAGTCCGTATTCTCCATCGAATCATACGCTTGGTATATTTTACTCATCTTTAATCTTAACTGATTATTGATGTAAGCTGCATTAGGGACACCGACAACATTTCCGTTTACCAGATTCTTTTCGGATGGCACGATGAATCTGGTAACGAAATATCTTGTGTTTCCGTTATGCGATATTGCTATTCTCACCTTGTGGCTTCCGTCTGCCAAAACCTTGGCTGGAAGCAAGACAACTCTTAGGTTCAT